TTCTATAGCAATGGCAACATCAATGTCGGAGCTTGCAAATGCCTAGTTTACCTACAGTTTCCAGTGATATCCCAAGAGACTTACGTCAGTTCATCGACCGGTTGCGAGAAAACATCGACGGTCGTGGGCTAGATGAAATCATAACGGCGCGTAAACTCGTTGCCGCTGGCTTGGCCCAGTACTCTGGCGGGAACCTAGGCTCTTCAACAGGAAACATGATTTACGCTACACCTCCACCGCCATTGAATCTGGATGCTGACGGGGCGATAGCAAACATCATTGTTACATGGGATAAGGCTCCATACCAAGGCCACGCGTATACGGAGATTTGGGCAGCGCAGCAAACGCAAGAACAAGCAGACGCAGACCCTGAAACCTACCCTACCTTAGGTGAGGCGGTTCTTGTGGGTATGGCCCCCGGTTCAGTTTGGGTGCATAACATTGGAGCAGGGGGTTCTCGTTGGTACTGGATACGCTTTGTAAACGTAGAAGGTGTAGCGGGTCCGTTTAATGCTGTTGCTGGTTTACGTGGCGATACGGGTCAAGACCCTGCCTATCTAATTGGATTACTAAGTAGTCAGATATCTGAGTCAGAACTTAATGCTACGCTAAGTGATAGAATTGATTTAATTGATGGTGGCGAGAATGTTGCTGGTTCTGTCGCCGCTCGTATTGCCACTGTACAAGGCCAAGTCAACGAACTTCTTAACCTCCCCACGTGGGATAGTTCTACAGCTTACGCGGTAGACGACCAAGTTGTTTACGAGGGCTTTTTGTATGTGGCCCTTGCTACATCTACGAATGTTACTCCGGGAACAGACACTACCAAGTGGGAACAGATTGGCGAGTACGCTACCCTAGGTGATGCTGTTGCTGCGCATACTAGTCAGATTGATATATTACAAGACGCTGACACTTCTCGTATCAGTGAGATAAGTACTTTAGCATCTCAGCTTCGCGGAGACTACGTTGGTGATGACGTTTCCCTGCTTGCGCAAGGTTTAATCCACTCAGAGCGAGAAGCGAGAAGCGCGGCTGATACTGCACTAGCCTCTGAGATTGAAACGTTTACAGCGTTTGCGAATACAAAGTCTCGTGTGTTTTACCAAGCAGGAGCTCCGACTCCGACTGAAGATGCACCTCTTAGCCCCGGCGACTTGTGGATCGACACTGATGTAACACTTGCAGATGACTATATCGAAGGTGACTATTCGATCAGCTCAATGCGAATGTACCGTTACGACGGCACTGCGTGGGTTGACGCAATGGACTTTGGGTTTGCTGACTGGTTCTCTGCCATTCGCTCGGAAAAGACATCTCGTGTTACTGAAGACGAAGCATTAGCCACCAGTATTCAGACGTTAGTAACAAGCACAAACAACAGCCTAGCGACTATCAACAGTACGTTGAATACACATACGACTGATATTTCGTCGACTGCTTCTGACGTAACTTCTTTGACGTCTACCGTGGGCAGTAACAAATCAGCCCTAGAAGCCGCGTTGGAGGTAGAGAGGCAAACTAGATCGACGCAGGACTCTGCCTTGTCTAGTCAAATCACCACGGCACAAGCATCTTTAGGGGGTGATATTACTGCGGCAGTAAGTACTGAGACGTCTGCTCGGGTAGCTGCTGATGGCGCGATTAAGGCAAAAAATACGGTGAAGATAGATGCCGCTGGGCATGTGTCAGGGTACGGTTTGATCTCTACCGGCAACACGTCAAACCCAACGTCTGAGTTTGGTATCAAAGCTGACTCGTTTTTTATAGCGCCCCCAGCCTCTCACAGTGCTTCTGCGCCAACGGCGAACCTTTACAAAGGCAAAGTCTGGGTAGACACGAGTGACGGGGCAAATGTTACCAAATACTACACCGGCTCCTCGTGGAGTACGGACCCTCAGAACCTTCCATTTATTGTTCGGTCTTCTCCCACGACGATCAATGGAGTGTTAGCACCTGCGGGAGTTTACATAACAGATGCGTTCATTGCTGACGGTACGATTAACAACGCCAAGATAGGTCAGTTAGCTGTCGATGATGCAAAGATTGCTTCTATGGACGCTGCCAAGATTACCGCTGGGTTTATTGACGCTGCACGTATCGAAGCTGGTTCTATAGACTCTACTAAAATAGACACTAGAGGGTTGTCGATTAAAGACAACAACGGGAACATTGTTCTTCAAGCCGGTACACCACTTAAACAAAACATGGTTGAAGACCTAGGCGAGTTAGCGTCCTATAACACAATAACACTTGCCAAAGTTTCTGACGCTGGGGATCTGGCCAGTAAAGACGCGGTTAACCATGCTGATCTGAGTTCAGAGCTCGCTGGAACTTTAGATGGTAAAGTTGAGTCCTTTTTCCAGAGTTCAGACCCTCAACTGGGTTGGGCTAATAACGACGAGAAAAGTCTTCATTTAGGGGATTTCTGGTGGAAGACACAGGACGCAAAACTATTTCGCTATGTGTACCAGAGCGGGTACAAATGGGTAGAACTTACAGACCAGCAGGCGGTAGATGCGTACAGTAAGGCAGTTGACGCGCAAGACACCGCAGACGGGAAAAGGCGCGTGTTTGTTTCGCAGCCTACAACTCCGTACGACGTAGGGGACCTCTGGGATAGGGGGGCGGCCGTAGGGTTGTATAGGTGTAAAACAGGTAAAGGCACTGGGAGTTACGCTGCCAGCCATTGGCAAAAGGTGGCTGATACTACTAGTGAAAACGCGGCTGCTAGTATCGCTAATCAGGGCGACTTCGCGACCTTGGACGAGATCACCGCAGCTAACATCTCAACGTATATTGCCAACGGTGCGATTACAAACGCGTATATTGGGAATACTATTCAATCCGCCTCTTGGAGCGCGGCAAATAAAACGGGGTGGAAAATAGATAAATCAGGCCAAATGACAATGAACAATGCCACGTTCAGAGGTTCTTTAGATATCGTCGGGGGTAGCAACACTAACCGCCTTAATATGACACACGAAAAGATAGAAGTGATTGACTCCGATAACCAAGTTCGGGTCCGCATAGGAAAGATAACCTAGTGGCGCAGGGTATTAAGGTATGGGATAAAGACGGAAAGGTCACCTTTTCCACTGAAGATATCACGTGGAACTACTTGGCGACTTACACCGTTGAGGGGTCTGATACCAACGTGGTGCACAACCTATCTCCTTTATGCAGTGAGTTCCTCGTAATCCCGCAAATGATAGACCAAGTGAGCGGAGATGATGAGGCGTATATTCACACGGCTTCAGTAGCTTCTAAGAAGCTCACGATCAAACGCCAAACGGGCGCCTCTGCGGGGAATACAACTTCAACTATGTTTACAGTGTTTGGGAGGTAGTATGGCTGTTGGTTTTTCTTGCCATAATGATGACAACAACTTACTCATTAACTCAGAGCTGCACTCAATGCACTTCTGTGGGAAATTCACCTCGTTTCAGAGTTCACGAGTACCAGAATTAATGGACGGCCCCGGCAATAAATCCTTTGGCCCCAACGAAAACAAGAACATGAATAACATGCCTGATCGCGGGTATATCTATAAGTTTAAGGTTCCCAGAAGCACTTCGGACACTAAGCCCCCCATGTGTTTTATAAAGCCTACATCGACAGGCAGTAGCGCAGCATACCAAGCGATTATCTTAACTAAAAGGATCACTAGCAACTGGGAAATCTGGGTTTTTAGTAGTAAAGGTGTAAGCTACAAACCCACACTGTATTGTTTCCAGACAATCCCGTCCTTCAAGACGACCAATACCGTATACAAAGAAGCTATGGGCGACGAGTATGGGTGGAAGAACTTCAACGCAAATGGAGAAGTAACCTTCGACTCTCGTTTTAAACCACTGCGCATTATTGATGGGGGAACTATAACCTCGCCTTCGACACCACATACAGGCTCTCGCGGTTCAGGTTGGACGGTAAAGCTAGATATTAACGCGACGACAAAGAAAAAGCGTATAGCGGCGGCGGAGACTGCCACTGACAGTGACTTAATCTACTACTGCCCTTCAATCGCCCACGGGTGTAACGAGTACCAGTATTCCGCGTCCGACAGTGGTACCTATGACTGGGAGAGTTACGCTTGGGCACGCTCTGACCTTTGGTGGATTTTTACTCGCGTAGGCTACCGCCTCCGAAGAACTTCAGGGGGCACTTTGTACTTTGAATCCCAGCATGGGGTTTACGCCAGAGGGCATGTTTGGGCACATGAATCTGACTCCAGTAGTGTCCTTACCGCTATCGTCGTTGGCATAGTGACGGGTGGCGCTGGGTTGGCGGCGTTTATAGGGACTATTGCTCTCATGGGCGGCTTTACAAGTAACGATGTCGCTGAGGGTGGATATCTTCCGTACTCAAACGGGTCAAGGAACACTCATTCTGTAGGCTTTGCTGTATCTAAGGCGTCTTACTATGACTAATACGTACAATCCAGATGATGATCCTTTATGCCTCACGGGAGGCTGGGAAGAAGAATCGAGATATAAATGCGGCGATACGTGGTTTGTTAACGTCCGGATGGTTGCTGTAGACCCCATAGAGTACAGTGAAGAAGTACACGATAAGATTCACTACAATATGGCTACCCACCAACACCGACAAGAGCTGACGCGAGATTGTTTTGATTTTGAACACGAACCAACAACGCAAGAAGTCCAAGAAGCAATTGATGCTACAGGGTTTAACCCTTACCGCCCAAGTTTTATAGCCGCTAATACAGCTTACGCGTTGACAGGAAACATTACCCTCCAAGATGGTGTCGTACAAATAACTTCTGAGCCGCTCCTAACTAAGACGGAAGGGTTAGGGGATGTCCTCGAGTATAGTGCGGTTGAAAACCCTGTTGAGTTCGAAGAGTTGTATGCGCAGGTTCCGATCGACGTGGACGAACGCCCCACAGGTATTGCCTTAAAAGATGACTGGATACACCTACGCTACACCCGTAGTGGTCCAGTTCCACCAGTGCAGTTCTTTGATAAGGTTTATAAGTTGTACTCTGTTAGAGTGCACAAAGACACGGGCGAGGTGCGGCGCAAAGGGTATGATTATGGCCTGACCATTTCGGACGAAGCCTTATCTGTATTAGACGGGGCCCCCGATCGCTCCGCCGTATTAGCGACTGGACACTGGCTAGACCAAGATCGAGTTACCCTTTACCACGCGTACGAAGGGGAAGAGAACGTTGTCAGAGACGTTGCGATTGTGGAAGTTCCTTATATGGGTACGACATGGGAGAACGGAGTGCAGGTTAGAACAAGAAGATACACCCGAGAAAGTTATGAAGAATAGTGACTTTATTAAAACGAAACGGTATGCTACTAAGTACTTATGTGTTAACGTGTAAACAGGAGTACCCATGACCACCTCTCGTTTAGTATTCGACGACAAAGATCGAGTCGGAGAGTGGGTTCAACAGCAAACGGGCCATAAAGTTCCTTGGGGTTCGTTTTACGCGATGGGCGCTGAAGTCAACGGTCAAATAGTATGTGGTGTTGTGTTCAACAACTTTAACGAGAGTAATGCCACTGCTCATATCGCTGCCAGCAAACCCAGTAAACTGTTCTTAAAGCTACTAGACCACGCGGCTAACTACGCGTTTCGGTTCTGTAAGCTAAGACGGCTGACGGGATTTGTTGCAGAAACTAATTCCAAAGCACTGAAAATTGATAAGCGTATCGGCTTCGTAGAAGAGGGCGTTATGGCACAGGCAGGCGCAGACGGCCAAGACGTAATTGTTTTGGTTCTGTGGCCTGAGAACTATTTTAGAGGATTAGACGATGAGTAAACCAGACGTAGAAGCTCCCGATTACACTGCTGTAGCAGAAGCCAGTGCGTATGCGGCGGAGCTGCAAGAGCAATTAGGTCGTGACCAACTTGAGTTCTCCAAAGAGATGTATGAGCAGAACGCTCCTATGCTCCAAGAGATTGCTGACACCCAGATGGCAGCCCAACAACAGCAGATGGATCAGGCTAAAGACTACTACGACTATCAGGTCGAGACGTTTAGACCCCTAGAAAAAGGACTGGTAGCTGACGCTGAGAACTTCAATACAGAATCCTACAAGGATCAAGTGTCCGCCCAAGCAGCAGCTGACTCAGGTCGTGCTTTTGGTATAGCGAGAGCACAAAACGAACGTGCGAGTGCCTCAATGGGTGTTAACCCTAACTCAGGCCGGTTCGCTGGTATGAACGCTGCCTCAGGTTTACAACAAGCCGCGTCACGAGCCAATGCTATGACAGGTGCTAGAAACAGAGCGGAGCAAATGGGCTACGCAAGAAAGCTAGATGCCACAGGTCTTGGCCGTGGATTAGCAGGCGCATCTACTGCCGCGTACGGCGGGGCTACGAGCGCAGGTTCTCAAGCAGGTATGAACGCACAGTCAGCCGGTCAAAACATGGTTGCTGGTATGGGCCAAGCCGCAGGAACTATTGCAGCAGGTCAGAACATGCAGATACAGGGTTTGAGCACAGTCCTTAACAACCAAACACAATCTTACATGAACAGCCAAGAGAGTATGCTTGGTGATATCGGTGGCTTACTAGGTGGTGCGGCAGCTGCATACACAGCCTTCTCGGACCGTCGTATCAAAGAAAACATTGAAGAAGTCGGCGTCGATCAGCGTACAGCACTAACCCTTTACCAGTTTAACTACATCGGTGATGACCGTCGCTTCCAAGGTGTAATGGCCGATGAAGTCGAGTTGAGCTATCCAGACGCGGTTGTGATGATGGATAATGGATACAAGGCGGTCAAATACGATCTACTGAACATTGATTTTAAGGAGGTCCACTGATGGGACGCAAATCCAGTTGGCAACAATTTGCTGATAACTTTAACTCAGTCTATGGGACATTCAATAACCTAGGCAAAACCATCGGCTCTAAAAAGGTAATGAGCGAAGAATATAAGGACATGGATGGTAAGCTACTGGAGGGCACAGCGCTCGACCAAAAGCGCAATGAGGAGCTCTCTAAGGTTTACACTAAATTTGGTGACGCCGAAGGAGGCCTCAAACTAAGGCAATCTAACGCCGAACTGGAAGCCAAGCTGAGAGGCAATGAACTCCAAGAAAAAATCTTTAACCAGTTGGTGTTAAATGCAGGCCTCAAAAATAAGAAGCTAGAGGCGGATGTAGACGCGACGACGACATCAACCGATGGCCAGAAGCTTGATAACGACTTAAATGCGGGACTGAACCCACTGAAAATAGATGCGCAGGTGATAGCGAACGAAGGCGGGAACCTAGATAACACCGCGAAAGGCCTTGCTAACGATCAGTCAGCTGCGATGAACCCCAAGAAGCTGGACCAACAGGACTTAACGAACACAGGTCTGGAGTTAAACAATCGCGGGACTGCTGCCGATGTGGAGTTGAAAGAAGCAGTGCTACCCTCCGCAATTGATGCGGGCATCAGCACGAATATGAACACGGACGCTACGCAAAGCCTTGGAGAGATGGACGCTAACTCGAAAATTGATGGCGCAAATGCTGAGGCAAACATCTTCCAGACTATTAACAATTCTGATTTTGGGACTGTTGAGGAAGCCGAGGCGGCTACTGTAGAGATGATACGCAATTCTGAAGATATTTCTCCAGAGCGTAAAAAGCAGATGATAAGTGCAATCAATAGTATTGGGTTGGACGTCCTACAAACCAGAGGGACAGAACTAACGCTCAGTCATAAAAACGCATTAGCCGAAGGCGGCCTTGATGGCTTGGTAGCCGAGTACGACACAGTAGACGACGGAAACACTCTTCGTATTGATCGCCTCGACGACGGTACCGTATCCATCGTGGAAACACGAGGTGATGTGGAGAGAACCCTGTTCTCTGAAACGGGTGACAACGCAGAAGAGATGGTAACAAACAGGTTGTTTAGCCAGATCAGCCAGCCGGGAACTGCGTTCGAAGTCGTGGCACAAGAAGCGGCTCTGCAAAAGTCAAAGGCTCAGACGCAGTTAATCACTTCCCAGAACATAACAGAGAAGTTGAAAACAGATCCAGAAGGTACTGTACAGCGACTGGCAGAACAGGAAATTCAAAAACTTAAAGCTGAAACCGATAACCTGAAAAGTGGGTTAGGGCAAAGTGAAAAAGACTTCAAGGCAGCTCTTACTCGCTTCATGTCAACAGAAGCCTTCGCCTACCTTGGACAAAGTGGTGAGGGTTTACAGGACGCCGCAGTTGCGAAGTTCAAGGAGCACTACTTTGGAAATATGGGAGCCGCTCCAAGTATTCCGGCACCCGACGGAGTAGACCCTGCCGTGTGGAGTAGGTTTAGCGACGAAGACAAAGCCGCATTTATAGGTCAATAGGGAGTCCCGAATGGCACTTACGGAACAGCAGAAGGCCCTTATCGAGAAGTACCAAAATCAGCAGCCAGTGCAGGATGATAGCAACACGGGTCTAAGCGATCAGCAAAAGAAGCTGCTCGAAAAGTATGAATCCCAGCAGTCTAAAGTGGAAGTTGAGGACCCCGGATTTTTACGCAGAACGGCTGACGTTGGGGCAAGTGTTCTCACAGGTATACCCAAAGCCCTTGGCGCCGTTACCTCTCTAGGTAGTCTTGTCGACGGGCTTCACTATGTTGCTGACCCTATCGCTCAAGGTCTGTATGACTTGGGGGAGTATGGTGATGAGAAACTTCTATCTGACTTTCAACAAAATAAGAACGCAGAGTTAGGCCAACGTATTAAAGAAGCCGCTGCGACAGTTGATACGTTGCCTGATGACGCGAGTATGGGTGACAAGATGTACCACATCTATGACACTATGGTGTCGCAAGGTGGGGAAGCCGCAGAGTACATTGGAGAGAACCCATCCCAGATATTTAACCTTATAGGCCAGACAGTACCTCATATCTTTGCGGGTGGTGTTATAGGTAAAGGTGTTAAGTTAACCGCTAAAGGCGCAGGGTTAAAACCTATCAGTGGTATGACTGCCGGTGCCATTGGTGAGGGTGCTGTCGCTGGGGGTGATGCTGTAGCTAACATTGTCCGCCAAGACTACGATGGTATCGGGACAGACTACAGCAATGACCGTTTGTACGGCGCCGCAGCAGGGATAGGAACCAGTCTAATCTCCCGTGGCGGTGCGAAGTTTAATAAAATGGACATAGATACTGCCGCAGCTGGCGGAGTCAAAGACCTTATCGATGAAGTGGGTAAGGGCAGTATTATAAAATCTACAGGTAGAGGCCTAGCTGTAGAAGGCGCGGAAGAATTTTTACAGAGTGGCCAAGAGCAAGGCTTCACGAACCTAGGCAATGACAAGCCGTTTTACGAAGACGTCGGTAGTTCTGCTGTTATTGGCGGCTTTACTGGTATGGGAATGGGTGGTTCGATGAGTGCCGCCACGCAGTTTAGGTCTAACCGTGCTGTTAATAAAGCTGTGGCTGCCAAGGAAGAAGCCGACTATGTACGCGAGTTAGAAGAAGATGCTGCCCTAGAGGCGCAAGCGCAAGAAGACGCCAAGGTGGCGAAAGCGCAAGCCGAAAAGCAGGCCCTAGAAGAGAAAGCAGAGAGAACCGCTCGTGGACGAACACGCCGTGAAGCAGCTTCTACGTACACACCCCGCGATGAGTTTATCAAAGCACGTCAAGCTGAAGCCACAGAGGCGCTTGAAGTAGACGTTCTCAACCCAGAGACTGAGATTGGGCAGAACTTTGAAACCTTTCTGGATGAGCAAGAAATCTTTGACCCTGTAGATATACAGAAAGCAGCAAAGACTTATGTCAAAAGCTACCAGAAAGAAAATGATGCTTCAGCGCAGTTTGAAGCAGAGTACGTATCTGGGTTAGACGCGCACGTAGAAACTGTTGCACAGGCCAAGAGTGTGGTCGATGCGACACCTGAGGTTTTACAGTTAGATGATGACGCCTTCAACGAAGCAAGTGCAGCCCTAGACCCCCAAGTAGCTGCTGTAATAGGTCAGATGCGTCAGGCGGCTATGGGCCTTGATCTACCAGACCTTGCCCCCGTGGCGGAACCTGCTCAGTCAGAGAAAGAATCTAAGTCAAAGAAACCTGCTACAAAGAAAGAACAACTTATTGAGAAGGCTCGTGAACTGCTTGGAGAGACTTGGGAGCAAGACGAGCCGTCATTATCCCAGTTAGCGGCTGATGGCCGTGGCATGTATTCCAAAGGTGGCGGCAGGAAGTCACGCTTCGAGACTATGCTAGACAAGATAGTTGCAGAGAAAGCGGCGGCCCTCCCAGAAGTTACATCGCCCCTTGAAGAAACTGTAGCAGAGCCTGCGGCTGAGACTGCACCTGAGCCTGTGGCAGGTATAGAAGGTCAGGCTATAAGTTACGCCACAGAGAAGTTAGGTAATAACTGGCGCGAAACGAACCCTGAGTTGGTCGAAACCTTAGCCGCTAGAAAGTACAACGCGTTCCAGAATACCGTCGACGACTTATACAAACAGCAACCAGCTCCGACTGAAACTGTAGCAGAAGATGTACCTGCTCCGGTAGAACCCGTCGTTGCAGAGGCGCCCGCAGCGCAAACGACCGACGAAAGTACTCAGGAAGAACCTGCACTAGATGCAGAAGCAGTCTCTATCCCTGAAGACCTAGCGTTACCTAAAGCCCAGAAGAGAATTTTTGATGTCATCCGTGACGCTATTAACAACGATGAAATAGACAAAGTTCTGCAAGTTAACGGCAAGTGGAACGATGCGGTAATTGCAGACCTAGCAGGTGTAGGTAAAGGAACAGTTGCTAAACAAGTAGGCCGTGTACTGGAGAAGATCGCCAAAGAGAATGGTGTTATCGGTGCTGATGGAAAAGGAGACGTTGCCGCGATTCAGGCGGGGCTAAGAGCCACGCGGGTTAAAAATGTTGAAGCCCTTGATCTCAACGCCAACGAAGCGGCCCTAGAAGTTCAAGAAGTCGGGAACAGTATGGAGACACTGGCTTCTCCTAATCAAGGTGCTTACACTGACGTAAGTGCAGAAGACCGCGCCTACACCCAATCGCAGGAAGAAACGCCAATACAGCAACAGACGACGGACGAGCTTTCGGCAGTTCGCGCCCAGCATGATGCAGAGATGAAAGCGGACAGTGCTTACAAACCTGCGGCGCGTGCATGGGGTAAGTTTGAATCTACACAGAAAGATGGTAACGTAAAGTTTGATGACATGGACGCAGGGTATCGCTTCGAGTGGCTTAGTTACCATACAGAGTTCCAAATGGGGGACTTGGATGAAGACGGGTTAGCCGCTTATTTTGACCAACTGCGCAGTGAACATATACAGGATACTAAAGATGCCCAAAACAATACTGAAACAACCGACAGCGTCGGACAAGCTGAAAGCCAAGGAAACCAAGAAGCGTCTAGCCAAGATGGCGGAGAAGTACAACAAACTCGGACTGAACCTGAAGTCGCCGAGCCAGAAGCTCAACAGCTAAGTGCTGAGGAACAAAATGCCCGCGCGGCGAAGGTGCCAGTTGTTACCAAGAAGAAACGTCGCGTAGTCAAGCCTCCAAAGAATCCTGAAGAAGCCCCCGAAGCTAAGCGTAAAGCGAAAGAATCTGAGTTAAACGCTGTAGATGCCGTCGCCGAAAAGATCGGTGGTGAAGTTGTCTACCAAGAAGGTGATATCGCTCTTGTACGTGGGTACAGTGCCATTACTGGTGCTCCTGTATACGTCGCGGCTAAGGGTACCATGTTTACAAACGTCGACGTTGAAAGTTATGTGGGGAACGAGTTTACTCCAGAGCAAGTAGCGAGTCTGGTTCAAGCTAAGAAAGACGCAGAGGCCGAAGCGCAACGCATACACGACGAACAGCCTTACGTAACTTACGAAGAGGGCCTCGCGTTCTCTGACAATGTAAGCCCTGAGACACAAGGTGTTATTCGCGAGTGGAAAGCCCAACTAGGTCTGGGTGCGGATGTATATGTTACAACACTAGACGATGCGCGGGCTGACAAACTAAACTTCACAGGGCCACTCAGAGCCGTTGGTTCTGGAACACTAGATGCCAGTGAGCGTGGTTCGACGCGTCGTTTACCTGACGGCAGCCACTACATCATCTACGACGAACAAGCATCTAAGATCGCAGTCCTAGAAACTATTGCTCACGAAATGGGCCACGTGCACCAGAAGGAAGTGTTTGACCAAGCACCTCCAGAGATGCAGAAGCAGCTTGTTGAAGAGCATGGCAAGTGGTTACGTGAACAAACAACGAAGTCAGCTAAAGGTCTTGTGGAAGCACTACGTGCTAGAAAGACAGGCAAGACGACAAGCACTCCAGACATTCCGTTCAACCAAGTGGCTCCCTACTGGAAGTCATTTAACGAGTGGTATGCTGACCAAGTATCACGATGGGCAACAACGCAAGAAGCGCCTGTAAGTGCGGTAGAGAAGTTCTTCTCTCGCCTAGGTAAAGCAATGAAGAGTTTCTACGATAAACTTGCCAATAAAGACTATCTCCCGAGCACCACCTTTGTGGAGTACTTAGGTAAAGTTAAGAACGCAAACCTTCGTGACCCTATCAACGACAACACAGACTACCAGTCAGATACTATGGCGGGTTCTGTAAACCCTACACCCGCGTCGCAAGAAGAGCATAACCGTAAAGGTGAGTGGGTCCGTAAGAACATGGGGCCAACAGCTAAACAAGCCCTTGATGATTTGGCTGAAGTATCGAGAGGTGCGACGCAGTCTCTCAAGTTCCTCCATCAATTTGTTCGTGAAGTTAAAGGTCGTATGCCTGCGGCAGGTAGAATGTATCAGGCAATTAAAGAAGCTGATAAGACGCGCCAAGATATACGACGTCAGGTGGAAGCTATTGCAGTACGGGCCAGAGAGATAAAGCCTGAGCGATTAGCTGCTGTTAACGACTTTATCAGTAAGTCTACGTTCTTCCAGAAGTGGGGCTACGACCCACAGTTCACTGATGTTGATGGGAATGTACGTGCTATAAAAGTTGACCCTGTGATGCAACAGAAGTTCAACCGCCTTAGCCCTGTAGAGCAAGCCCTTGTTCGGGATATCTTCCAACACGGCGAAAACATGCGCTTGCGCAAACAAGCAGTTGCTAAGTTGCTAGATGTTCCTAGAAGTTTCTTTAGTGCCGCAGAACTAGAGGGGCCTTATGCTCCACTGAAACGTTTTGGTGGTTACGCTGGGGTCTTAAAATCACAAGCACTCCTTGATGCAGAAGCACAAGACGCGAAGGATTCTACCGAAGCAACACGTAAAGCCGTGGAAGACCTAAAGTCTAGTCCAAGCGACTATGTGGTAAGTTTCTTCGACACTATGGGTGCGGCTAAGAAGTTTACTGAGGCGAGTAAAGGAAAGTTCGCATACGCAGTACCGTCAGAACGAACAGAAGACTTGATGTCTGATAGAGTGAGTAACCCAGAAGTGTTCCAGAGAGTACTCGGTGCACTAAAGGCGGCGGATGCAAACCAGATAGATGCGGCGTCTAAACAAGCCTTTGCTGAGATGGTACGCGATATGTACTTCGACTCTCTGGATGAGAGAGATGCAAGAGTGTCAGGTGCTAAACGTAAGAACCGTGCAGGTTATGAAACGAACATGGTCCGCTCGTTCTTGTCTCACGCAAGAGCAGAAGCAGCTATGATCTCTACGATGGAGCATGGTGCAGAAATTAACATGGCACTGGCAGAGGCGCAGAAACAGACTGAGCAAGACCGTGAAGCCCTTAGCCCTGTGTATAACATGTTGGTGGCTCACTACAAAGATACCCTTATCTACCAAGATACATTATTCCAACGTATCCAAGACCGTGTCGCCGCTCTTAACTCTGTGTACATGCTGACATCTAGTATCGGTTATCACGTCACGAACGCCACTCAGCCTGCGATGGTTACAGTTCCACGATTAGCAGGTGACTTCGGAGATTACGCGGGGGCATGGAATAAGCTAACACGTGGGTACAAAGTCGCCATTGGTTCAGCTAGGATGACTAAGAAATTTGAGACTGAGATTGACTTAGATAAAGTACCATCGAAGTACAAAGCACTCCTCGAAGAACTTCAGTTACGGAACTTACTAGACGTTGGTATGGAAGAAGATTTGTCATCCTTCGATCGTTTCAATACAGGGTACGAGGCACTGAACGTAGCGTCCGACAAGCTAGGTATGATTACACACAAACTGTACCAAGCGGCGCGATTGGTCGAAGCCCATAACCGTATTTCATCGGCGGTAGCCGCGTTTGACTTGGCAACAGCAAAACCTCAAGTGGCTAGACGACAGGGGATGACACCTGCTGAGTACGCAATCAGTGTGGTGGAAGATACGCAGGGTAACTTCTCTCGTATGGATGCTCCGTTAATTATTAAGAAACTACCTAAACTAACCACCCAGTATCGAAAGTACCAGTTTATGATGGTGTGGGCTTACGTTAACGCCGCTAAGCAATCGTTTAAAGGTGAGAGTAAAGAGATGCGAGCGATGGGTATGCGTACCCTAGCTTACATGACTGCTCACGCAGGTATCTTTGCCGGTGTTACAGGTATCCCACTGGTAGGAACCTTAGCTGGCCTAGTATTCTTGTTCTCTGGGGAAGATGAGCCAGAAGACCTAGATCGCTGGATTCAAACACAAGTTCCCGGCAAGATGGGCGAGGTGTTATCCAAAGGGGTATTCAACTTCGTTGGTATCGACATGTCGACTAAGTTAAGCCAAGGTAAGATATTCGACCCATTCCCATACCTTGATTACGATGTGTCTGAGGATGGCGTAAAAGACCTTGTGTTTAACCTTGCAGCCGGTCCATCTGGTACTACTGCTATTAACTTCACGCGTTCTGTCGAGTACTTTGGGCAGGGCGATCCACTAAAAGCCATAGAATATATGGTACCAAAAGGTATACGAACCGCTATCGAGTCGTATAGAATAGGGACAGAAGGCGTTTCGTTTAAGAACGGCGACGTGGTAGTAGACCCTAGAGACGTGAACATTGGCAGTTTGTTAGTCAATGCCCTTGGGCTACCAGCCAGTGAGATCAACAAGATTAAGTGGACAAGAAGTCAGCAGTACGAGTTGAGCGCATACTTTAGCGAGCAGACAAGTCGTATTCGTAGAGAGTACATTGACGCTTCACGAGCCAAAGATAAAAGCACCATGTCTGAGTTGCGCGATGAGTTCCGTGACTTGCAGAAACAAAAAGATAGAGTGCGACCGTTCTTTGGTAAGGACCCATCAGCCTTGAGACGCCAGAATATCGGTGATTTGTACAAAGCTCCAATGCAGCAATGGAAGCGGGAAAGTAAAGCGAAGAAAAGATTTGAATAGTTTACCTTGAAGTAGTCACGGACGTTTCCCCCTTGTGACACCTAAGGCCCGACTTGTTTTACTCCTTCAGGTCGGGCCTCTTTTTAGGTAACATTCTAGGTAACATTCTTGTTTTTGTATCTGTTAACCTATTGAAAACAAACACGTAAACAGATAGCACGAATCCCTGTCTGTCCGCCACATTCCTCATACATTATTCAATGATTACAGGCACTTAGCACCCTGCACGACTCATCACTCTCATTTTTTAGGTAACATTCTAGGTAACATTTTGTGCTTGCGGCGTGGAGGATTTAGGGCTATCTACGACGGATGGCCCTGATACAACGAGGAAAACGTACTACTTTGTAAAGAGAGTTCCTAAGCGGTTCACAGCCTTACGATACCCGTGGCCTTGTCAAATATCTCTAAAGACTGACAGCGAAAGTGAGGCACGGCGTAAGGTTCCAGAGGTGGAGGACAACCTCCTTAACTACTGGACTGCTCTATCGGAAGGCTCCAGTGACTCTGAGAAGTTTGAAGCTATGGTTAAAGTGGCGGCGGCACGAGGGGTACGGTATCGTCCTGAGAAGGAGTTACTGGGTAGAGGGTTAGAAGAAGTTCTACGTCGCATAGAAGCGCTAAACCCAAGCGAGGCCGACGACCCTGTCGTCAGTGGTGCTGTACTGGGCTCAGTCAAACGACCGACGATAAAACTCTCTGACATGAATGACTTGTACTTCGACTTCGAGAAGACAAAGCTAGTTGGTAAGAGTGCGGACCAGATGCGCCGGTGGAGAAACCCACGACTGAAAGCCTTTAAGAACTTGGTAGGTTTGTTGGGGGATGTGGACATTGCGAATGTCGAGAGAGATGATGCGCTTGAGTTCCGCGACTGGTGGCAGGACCGTATCGTCGACGATGGGGCGACGCCTAACAACGCCAACAAAGATATCAGCTACATCTCAACTGCGTTCCAGACAATCATAGACCGTAAGCGGTTGCCGCTAGTTAACCACTTCAAAGGTCTTCGGTTTGTACAGAGCGAGAACCATAGGCCGCCATTCTCTGTGGCGTGGATGAAAGATAACTTTACTGAAGAGATACTTACAGGGCCTAACGAAGAGGCGAGAGACATCTTCCTTGTGTTGGTGAATACAGGGTGCCGACCTGCGGAAGTGGCAGGCTTAGAGCCTGAGGACATAGACCTATCTGGTAACATACCCCATATAAAAGTTAGACCAAACGCCACGAGGGCTTTGAAGAACAGAGTCTCAGCGCGTGAGATACCTCTTGTTGGGGTATCGCTTACCGCTATGCGCAGGCATCCAAATGGTTTCCCACGATACGCAGGTAAAGATAGGTTCTCTGATGATATGAATAGGTATTTGAGGAGGAAGGGTTTGTTAGAAACGAAAGGCCATACTGTATATAGCCTCCGTCATAGTTTCGAAGATCGCCTACTGGCATTAAAAGAACCTGATAGGCTATGTGCTGATTTGATGGGACATGCTACATCGCGTGAACGCTACGGTTCTGGTGCAACTCTTGTTCACAAGCTGGAGGCACTATCCCGCCTCGCGCTCTGATGTGGTATATCAAGAACGCTTTCATAGCAGGCGTCGCCGTACGCTGTATCTTTACCAACGCATCGACGATCCGCTCTGGCGGAATGGATAGATCAATATCATTCATGGTCTAGTTGTGTCTCTGTCACTACGCCGTCTTCTGTCTCGACAAGTGCTAATGCTTTGCCGTCGAAGAACTTGGAGTACTTGAGTTCATAACATCTAGCCTGACCACTGGGGACTGTAGTACCCGAGCCAAGAGTTATCCGTGGATTGTATGAACCATCGGCTTGGTGGATTAGGTAGCCTGCTTTGTCTAGTTCCTCTCGGATAGCGGCAGGTGCTACTCCATGCTCCTTACACCAGTCAGCGATTGCTTTGACAGTGACGTACACTTTCTTATCATCTGTACAAACACGACCGACAGCAGGACCACGTAAGAACTCCATAGGGGCTTCTTTAACCTTAGCCCGACTATCACCGAAGTGCTTCGTGATGATAAGACGGCCGGGAAGTGTTGCGATAAACGCCGCGACTTGTTCACTAATATCCGTGTTGTTCTCTTTCCGGTTCTCCCGCATTGTCAGCACTTGGTTCATTGCCCACTGCTTCATACCTTTGAGGTCAAAGTTTATCAGTCCTAACTTCTCAGCAATCTTACCTGCCACGATGGCGGTTACGATCGTGTCTCGGTAGAAGCGCTCTTTGTTATCATCCTCAGACTCAGGGTTAAACTTGCTACGTGCTGATACCATCTGGCGACGTACCCAGTCTTGGTTCTTAATGATGAATCGCAAGTATGGAACACAAGCCTCGCCGTACACATTGTCCATGTGGTTCTCTACAAAGGACTGTGAAATATCTGGGAACGTTTTGTTCCTGTAATCAGCAGGCAGTGACACCTCAAAGAAACGTAACTGCGTGGCTTCAACTCTATAACCTGCCGGTAGCTTACTGATACTTTCCATGATGGAGTCATTGGATGTGATGAAGCTGTTCTTAAACCACTGGCCACCAACAGTACTGAACTTACCATTTGTACCTAGTCGCTCTTTATCACGTCCGTTAGCTAACGCATAACCTGTTCGTGTAAGTTCGTCTGGTGATCTACCTGAGAACTCGTCAAGGAGTACAGGGATAGAACCCATGATAGCGATACGTTTGATAGCCGCATTCAGCGTGGAGCCTTGCTCACCTGTCTGGCGTTCCATGAACTCTGGGTTGCCATAGAATCCACAAGCAATCTTAGCGGCAGTAGATTTACCAGTACCACCATGTCCAGTGAACGCTAAGGGTAAACCGTGCCAGTTACTACTACCCATTAACTCTACAAGTGCTGAACCCATTGAGTGACACAGTGCAAACTGAAATGGCTCAGCGCCTTTGCGGTTATACAGCGTATCTATGTTAGCGATCCATTCCTCGAGTGTACCGCTACGTCCAAAGTCGACGGCGATATCCGTGGGGATAGCAGGGTCACACAGAACCTCATGCTCATCATCTAGTGTAAGTAGCTTGGTGCCTAGAACAAATCCTGTGCGGTCTTTAAGCCAACCAAACTGAGTGAACGTCTTGGTCTCGATACGCCAAGCCTGTAGTGTCTCAATCAAACCTTCTGCAAATTCAGCCATATAATTCCTCGAACTTTTGGAGCGCGTTAGGAACACCTCGTACGATGCAAGTGTCTTAGCCATAAGGTCGGTTGATGCTAACTCGTGCATAGGCATGAAGAACTCACGCCACTTACCGTTCTTCTCAAGTGCTCTCCAGTGGATTACCCAAGTACCTTCACTGTCTTGGATGCGGTTGATGGGGTAGATGAATGACCTACAGAACGGTGTCCAATGAACAACGCCGTCCTCGTCTACATACGAACGTGACAGAGCAGAACCATTCCAACGATAGCCAGACTGCGGCCACCAAGGGATTGTTTGCCCTTCGATAACTGTATTCGGCTTCGTCGTTTCCTCTTCTTGCGCGTCGTCAACGGCGACGGTAGGCTCGGCGACGGACTCTGCATCCTCTGTAAAGCCTAGCTGTAGAGGGAACTTACACTTATCAGCGAACGGACAGTCTTTCATACACCCGACGTGTCTATCCATCTCAACGCATGACGTGGGACCTACTGTCCATTCATCAATCTTCTCTTGCGTCTCAGCCTGTGAGTAACCTTCGTAGCCTTCACTCCACTCGTGGATTTTCGCCTCGCCGTCTGTACAAAATTTAACCACCCCAATCGCACGATGCCAATGAGGTTCCGCTATGTTGCCACCGGACTCTTTAAACTCACGAACTGCCGCACAGTTACGTGCTACGGCTTCGGCGTCGCTATCAGGGTGATCGCCTAGTGCGGCGGCGAATGGGTTAACAGCCCCTGCCTTACGTGTAGTAGGAGCAGGTTGTACATTGTTATCTCTTATATACTCTTGGAGTTTGGTCCGTACAGTATCAACTGAGTAAACCTTTCCCTCTTTAACTAGTTCAACTAGGCGAGGTGGAGTATACTTTCTATTGTGCACACCGATGGGACGTAAGATACGTGCTGTATCACTGTCTACCGCGCGGTCTGCAAGTATCCCAAGGTGCATTGTGATGTCACGCTTCATCGCGGACAACTCTTCCCATGCCTCAGGAGTAATATCTTCATCAAGGTGGATGTAGCTGTGGTAGCCTCCACCGGAGTTCACGATTGATGGGGTCAATCGTATAGCCTTAGCAAGTTCTATGGCACCTTGAAGTGCTTCTTGTTTTGTATCGTACGCGTCTCTCTTATCTACATCGACGTCAAAGTCGTCGAACAGCGAGCGACACGCCACCACATTATCTTGCGTACGAATGCGGCGTTTGCCTGTCTTCTCGTCATCGTACCAGTCACCAAATGAGTTTACTCCGAAATAGACAGTCTCTCCTTTACTGTCGAAGAACAAAGCTGCTCTCGCGGCCTCATCAGCACTGGGATAATTCTTCCACTTAAACCATGACCTACCATCGTCATTTACTTGGACCAAACCAAGTACGGCCTGTCCTGTTGACGGCAGGACTAATTTTAGGAACTCTTGTGTACCCATGCCGTTACCTTTAAAGTTACGTGTTAACAGAAAAATAAAGGGGGCAAGCCCCCTTTACCAACGAACGGCGATGACTAGTCGTCAAAGTCCAAGTTATCTAATGCTTCGTCTATACTGTCGTAATCGTCAACTTTTGCAGGTGCAGGCTTAGGCTCAGGTGCGGCTTCCACTACAGGTTCAGGCGTAGCTTCGACCACTGGTTCAGGAGCAGGCTTAGGAGCAGGTGCAGGTTTAGGAGCAGGCTTAGGCTTAGGTTTAGGTGCAGGTGCAGGCTCCGCCGCTTTGTGCTCAATCTCTGGTGTGTTGGGGTTAGCAATACCAGTGATCTGTGTGATGGTTTCTTCTTCATCCAACAGCGTTGCTTCTACTTCTATTAACTCAGCTTCTTCGACGAACCGAACCGCCTTGAACGTCAACGCGGGGTGGGCAACGTTGTAGTCAAACCCGATCTTAGTGATAACGTGGTGAGGTTCTACACCGCGCTTGGCGAGTTGCTGTCCGTACTGCCCAAGAGTTTTGAGTGACGCCGCAGGTACACGAAGTAACATAGGGTCATTCAGTTGATCTGGAGCCGCAATAGCTAGACGCATAGAGTCGCCACAAGCCTTACCTTTACCGCCGTTGTCAGTGATGCGTGAACCCCACATGTTGTTTGGACATGCCGCACATTTGTTTGCCTGTGGGTTTTCAGCGTCTGACGCAGGTTGGATACCATCGTTAGAGTAACAAGTTGGCTTAGCTACACTGCCTTCCTCATAACCACTGTCGTAGAATACCTTAGACTTGTTAGGGTTAACCGCTACAATCACTGCTTCCAGTGAGGCAGATGGGTCGCCACTGTCGTCTTTAGTTACAAGAGTACGTTCGTCACCACGTTGGATGTGGAACACTTTACCCTTGATAGAAATAACGGGAAAGCCGCCTACGGAAACCGCAGATGCAAACACGTTGTTAGTTTTAACTTTACCTGCCAAGTGGGCAGGAAGTTTTGATGCTGTTATAGCAACCATATCATTAGACATTTCTATTACCTCTCAGTTATTTACGGCGGAAGTTGATGACAACAGTCTCGGACCAGTTGGTGCCGGGGGCTAAGTCGCCTTCTACTTCTTTGATCTGCTCAAGCGCAGTTTTGTTTACACGGCGCTCAAGGAGTTCCCATGCGTTTTTGTCGCGTACATAGTCTAAGAACGCGTCCCAATCCGCTACTGTAGCAGATGAACGTGTTGACCTGTAAGCAGTACCTACACCACGGATAGACACACTGTCTATTCCTCGGTCTTGGAACCTACGCAAGAACTCGATCTCGATCTTCTCTTGCTTCAGCTTATCTCCGGAGTCGTCGTCGTTGAACGCCGCCTTCCGTTGCGCACGACGATCGCGCGCGGCAATATAGATTTTTGTTAAGGATTCATCATCCAGTTCTCCGACTTTCGCCATTGTTACTCTCCTTTTTTGAGTTCAGCCAGTTATCAATATCTTCCTCGTCCCACCTGAGTACTTTCTGTGATACCTTTATGGGTTGGGGGAAGGTCGTCTCTCTTCTTCGCAACGCAGGTAGCGCCGCCTTGGTGATACCAAGTTTTTCACTTACCTCTTCAGGTTTAAGCAAGTTCATTTTTTACCTCTATATGTGTTCACTTGTAAACAGATTAGTTTATATGCGTTCATCTGTCAAGACATGACAGCGTCGCGATGTGCTTTCACTTCGTCGAGTAGGGCACCCTGCATCTTCTGCTTGTTACGCAGTCGACTGTAGATACGCTTCTCCACTGGTGTACCTTCTAACATAATGATGAAGTTATTCATCTTCTGGCCGGGCCTGTTAATCCGACCGTTAGCCTGCTCGAATACTTCGTTTGACGTCACACATGAGTACCAGATGATGGTAGATGCTGACGTCAATGTAAGACCGTGGGACATAGCGGCAGGTTGAGCCACGATAACCTTAGGGTCTTTACTCTTTTGGAACGCACCAAATATACGGTCACGCTCATCTTTCTTAACTCCACCGTGAATGACTTCAACAGTAAAGTCTTTACTCAGTTCTTCTGCTACCATGTTGACCGAACTTACGTATGGTACGAACACAATAACTTTGCCCTCCGCTGCGCGTACTATCTCGCGTGTTTCTTCTACACGAGGCGTCGAGGGTATTGTCACTTCCTCCTTATCATTAGAGTAAACAACACCACAGGCAATCTGTACTAGCTTACCCATCTTAACGGCTTCGTTTACTGCGGTGATCTCACCCTCTTCTGCTTGGGTGCGCATCCTTGCGACCATCTCCTTATAAGCCTTGTCCTGTTCCTTAGTCAGAGAAACCTGACGAGTCTCATACATTAGCGGTGGTAGATCAACACACTCATCTCGGGTGAAACGAACAGAGGGTTGCATAACATCTTTAACAATCTCCGTTGCTCCTTCCTTCGGTACCCACGAGAACTGTGATAACTGCTTCATCACTTGTCCTTTAAAGCGGTTAAAGTATGGCGGTACATTGCTAGGTGATATTAGCCTAGTCTGTGCCCAAGCATCAGTAGGTGCGTTCGGCGTAGGTGTACCAGTCATTCCCCAACAAGCACGCTTTGTCTTGTGGCGGTTAACTACTTTGTTAATAGCTTTCCAACGATCAGTGCCTGCGTTACGTGCGGCCTGTGCTATCTCGTCGATAATAACTAAGTCGATATCTGGACGGTCAGCTAACAACGGCTCGATGATCTGTAGTCCATCGTGGTTAATAATGTAGACATCCACGTCGGTGTTAAGAAGTTTGATGCGCTTCTGTTTGGAACCGTGCAACACAGCATACTCAAGGTGTGGGAAGTGTTGGAACACTTCGTCTGCCCACGTGCGCTCAAGCGTTGATAGTGGTGAAACTATTAAGACCTTATTCAGATGACCGATGCTACGTAGGTAATCGTACGCCCATAACGACGCCAACGACTTACCTGTCCCTAACTCACTCAGGTTGAACGCTCTATCATACATAGACAAGAAAGCGGCGGCTTCACGTTGTGCGTCGAACGGCTTATAACGCCCCGGCCACTCGTAGTACTCACGTATGGGAGCAGGTGGCTCATAGCCTAAGTTACGTAGAACTTTAGTCTCAGTCAGTTTATGTGGGACTGCCACGTATGGGGTACCTTTAACCGTGAACTGCTTCGCGGTGGGTATCACATTGGTTATTCTATCAGGCTCTCTACTTTTTAAGAGTAGTGCTTTCTTCTTCTTCCAAATTAACATAACATTTATCCTCAGCTACTCCGGTGTCGATTTGTCGTATGCGCTCGTCGCATATATGTTTGATCTTCTCGTAGTCGAGACGACGCTCTCCGGGTTTCTCACGTAAGACGCGCTTCACAATGTCTGCGTCCCACGGATTGAGGTCATACTCCAACCAGATGTCCCACGGTTGGATGTTATATTTAGAGTAGTCTGACTTACCTATGTTGTGTGATCGCGTTGGCACATTGTTCAATAACTCATTGCGCTTAGCGATAATATCTTCGGCATCTTTCTGCCGCACGTCACAGTTGATAGACACGTCAAAAGCGTCAACGGAATCTCCATGTTTCCGTAGGTATGCCCATACTCGTTCTTCAGAGTTGTCCATTAGTTACCTCTCTTGGTATACATTTCAGGGTTCTTCTTACGCCAGCCGCGATTAGTTTTCTTACTAACCACTTTGGTGTTTGATTTCTTATCACTGCCACCTTTATCTAATGGCACCTTGTGGTGAACATCTTTACCGTCACCTTTCTTAACGCGCCCATCCTTAATAGCTTCACGGCGTGCTTTGTTATTAGCTACGCGTTTCTTCTGGACGCTCGGCTTCTTGTTGTAAGCCGCTTTAGTCTTTAATTCCTGCTTCGTTGATTTTGTCATGTATAGCCTCTTTCATTTGCTCGACGTCGTCGACAACAAGTGCTAACCCGTGAGCACGTTGTATATCAGTTATTTCACGCTCTTGATTAGCCGTAACATTCTTTATCTTTCCCGGCGCCTTAGTCTCAAAGGCCATGAATAAACCCTTGTGGCATACCAGAATGTCAGGACAACCAACGCGCCCCATACCATTACTTACAGGCATATAGTACCAAGCACCGATCTGTTGAAGATACTCTTTACACTTCTTTTTGACTTTACCTTCAGGTGTCATACCCATTAGTGGTGAGTCTCCTCGAGGTAGTCTCCGTGCATAGACAAGAATTGCTCTAAGCGATTAAGGAGTTCTATCTCTAATCCAGTGAGTTTGCTCTGGCTCAACGCTAGGATGAGCAGGTCTTCGGTGTTTAGTTTCATCAGTCTGTCGATGGATAAGTCTCTTATGTTGTCCACTTTATACTCCGCAGAATTCACAGTTGTGTTTACCAACAGGGCACCAGTTTTTACACAGTCCGCTAGGCTTGGGCGTCCACTTGTCTTCGTTGTGGGCAATGGCTAGGCGTTTTAGGCGTGGCATAAATTCGTTCCATATCTCTGGTAACTGTTCACGTGTAAACACCTGCTTATCAAACTCTCCAGACTTTAGCCAGATAAATCCAGTCGTAACTTTATCTATCCACGGATACACAGCGAACGCTAGTGCGGCGAATAGTTTGAGTTGGTCTGTATCTGGTCGACGCTTACCAGTTTTCCAGTCTAGTAAGTATGCTCTGTCGGAACCCACAACACCGATGTCGATGATGCCGCGAACCCATACGTCCTTTGCCATCCATGTAGTAGGACGGAAATTGCGGTCGAGCGCGATCTGTTGTTCGATCACACGCTTTCCCTCATAGGACAGAATCTTTTTTACGTAACGCTCGTACTTTTTGAGGTGAGTGGGCAATGGCTTACCGTCTTTAGCAAACAGTTCCAATGCTTTGTGTACCTCGTTACCCCAGATAGTAGCTTCTGTCTGCGGCTCCTTAACCTCTCGAGTAACTCGTGTTAACTCAAAGCGGCGCGGACAAGTTTCAAACGCGGTTAGGGCTGAATAACTCCAAGCCTTTATTAGTTCCACGGTGGTAATTCTCCCATAAAAATCTCAGTATCAATTATTTCCCAAAACTCGAGGAGCATTTCTGTTCGCAGTTCCGTCGATAGACGTTCTTGCTTCAGTCGCTCGCGTTGTGTTTCGAGAAACGCTAGTCGTCGTCGTGCCCATTCATGTTCTAACTCAGCCATCCATTGCATACGTTTTGTGTATGCAATTTCACCAAACAGTTCCTCCGCTTTCTTTACTGCCTTAGCTATCCGCTGACGACGTGATTGCTGTACATGCCGTCCGTTAACTCGGCGATATACCGCTTGTACGTCCACAAACTGTCGAGACTTCTTGTCGAAGTTGTCCCTCAGTTCGAGCAAATACTGCGCAAACCCTGCAAGGTCATGCGCGTAGGCTTTTATCACTGGCTCCATAAACTCATGTTGTTTCGGTAGCACAAACAAATCTTTATCGTTTGCGTAACTCTGCATGTGTTTGTCGGTTATAACTAACCAGTCGTTAACCTTATCAGGGTTCCGTAAAAAACGCTCTGTTGTAGCCGCTAGGGGGCTGATGCCCTTCTTATTGCTAGGCATGCTCTTTCCTTCCTTGGTATGAGCTTACATGTATATGTATTAGTATGCCACTATCTGTACTGATAATGAACACTTATTTTCAACATGAAAGTAGGTTGTTGCCTAAAATTTAACCGTTATCGCTAACAATTTAGGCAGTTTAGTAATAATAAATATCATATATTTTTAAAAATCTATTATCCGTTTGATACTATTTAGCGTCACCATACGTGTCTGCGATGTCACCTTCCGACCATGTAATTAGTTCGGGCCACCACGTGGGTGGAGTACGCATGATATCTTGTACTACATCTAGTACCTCCTGTGCCTCCGATTCGGGGACGACGTAAACAAGTTCATCGTGCACCATCAGGGCAGGGGTCAAACCGAGTCGTTGGTGAACCTCTAAGGAGTTGTCTGCGATAACGCAACGGGCAAGATGTTGGACGATATTCTCGTCGATCTTCCCTGCGTATATCCTAGCCTTGTTGCGACCATGACCATAAACAAATTCCATACGTCCGTCGTCGTTACGCTCAGTGCGCAAGTCAGGGTAACGTATTATACCTTTAGGGGTTTGTAGCCCTTGTGGAGTTGGGATAACCATGCCCCAAGGGTCAACAGCTTCACTAGTAGCACCACGCATAATCGTTGGCAGTACACTGTGACACGTGCGCCATCCTTTAGTGATGTTATAGTACTCACTGCGCCATTTATCTACAATCTCTTGGCTCTCGTGTTCACCTAGTTCAACACCACCCATGATCTTTGCAACAGTCATAAATGTTTTCCACCCTGCACCGAACCCTAGCCCAAGGTGAGCAACTTTACCTACTTGTCGTTGTTGCTTGGATACCTCTTCGTAAGGCACGTCGTATAATCTACTGGCGAAGTCCTTATACAGGTCAGCATTCTCAGGGTCTTTGGTGAACATTTCCGAACTTGATGGCTCTTTCCATAAGAAGTGGTTTACTCTCAACTCGATACCCGACAAGTCAGCAACTACTACTTTATATCCCTCTGGTGCGCGAAGCGATTTGCGTAACGCATCAGACAATCTTGGGTTGTAAGGGTTAACACGTGGTAGATTCTGTGGGTTATAGCCCCAACCACTCCAACGTCCTGTTGTGTCGGCTCCGTAATACTTGAGCGGGATAGGCACCATGTTGTCAGGGTGTGCTTCGGCGGCGTCAATGAATGCCTGTATCCGTGTCTGTAGGATAGTAGACTTCGCATCTAAACGCGCGGCTGCGGCTGCGGCGACGACGGGATTGTCATGTTCCTGTAAGTCTAGGAACTCTTGGTCAGTCTTAGCAAGGGCAGGGATTTCTTTCCCTGTGGTGTTAGATACTTTTAATGGAACCTCTACACCTAACGTAAGTAGGAACTTGGCAAACTTAGGTGCTGATGACAGTACCTTGAGTGTAGCCTCTACGTTTTCTTCCTCAGATGCGAGTGGGTCATACACGTCCATTGCATGTGCGGCATCAATCATTGCGAGTTTACGGCGCTCGGTCTCTTCCACCAGTGTGCGGCGTAGTAGATCAAGGTCCGCTGTAAACTGTGGCTCAACCAACATACGAATAGTCTGGTCGATCAACTTAACTTCGTCGCGCTTAGTCTGCGGCATCAACTTGCGTAGTAGACCATAACACTGATCTGTATCATCAGCATTGTACCTACACATGTCAGCAACCTCTTGCTCAGTAAAATCAATAAGGTGCTTACCTTTAGTATTGAACAGGATAGACTGGTTCTTGTAGCCGAGATTGTAGTGCTCAACCAACTTGGCGAGAGACAAGCCTACATCTTTGGCGTGAATGGGGCGTGCCATTGCAAGCGTGCAACCCCATAGTTTAGGTTTAATACCTAGCCTCCACGATAAGATCATTGCATCAAAGCCAGACAAGTTATGTCCAACAACCCAGTACTCAGACCAATCAACGCTATCTACATAAGCCTGCACTGCGTCCTCGCCGACAACGACAAATGATGAGTCGTCGTTGAACTTAAACGAACAAGAGATGATCTCTGTCTCAGGGTGCATGCAGTATGCAATGGGTGACATCTTAGTCAGGGAATGCGTTACACTCCAATATGTCTCGAGATCGACAGTACAAATTTTCATAAGATACGCTCCTAAGCGTTGACCGCCCATACGATGACGGCTACGATGATAGTTATAGCGGCTAACTTGACGAACTTAGCCCGAACAGGCGCGTCAAAAATAGCCGACGACGGTTGTTCCGTCGTTACAGGCGTATGTTCCACGGGCGGAACGACGCGATTACTTTTATTATACTTACCTACAGGTGTAGTCAGGGCTTTATGTTCGCTCCAACCTAAGCGTTGTACACGCTGTAGAACACAGTTAACTGGTAGACCTGCCGCACGTGCTTTGGCGGATAGGTTTCTTCTTTTACTTGTCTTCATCACAATCTCCTTAAAAATAAATTAGTCCCGACGACTGCCAGATTTCCGGTCTGGGTGGCTTCTATTTGTCATACTTACTGATCTGGCATATACAGACGCGTCGGGTCGCCTGCTTGAGGAATGATGACACCACATCCAGATACTACTGCGTTAACCGATGGGCGATAGCCATTGTCGCAAGTGCATCGCGATCAATACCTAACTCCTCAGATGCTGTTGGCTCATTACTACCGCTCTTCTTCTTGCGAGGGACCGTAGCTTCGCGCATCTTATCCATGTACTGCGGAGGTACATACATCTCCATCTCAGGCATCTCTTTGACTGCCGCATTGAGTGAAGCATGTTGCCTCATGTATGCAGTGAGTTGTTGCTCGACGTTGTCAAACTGCTCAGCAATCGTGCGACGTCTGTCGTTCACAGCATTAGCGCCATCAAGCCAAGCACATAAGCCCTCAGTCATATCTTTACGGCTCATCTCAACGCGAGCACCGTAGTATGTCTGGTTAGCAGTAGGCGGTAACAATAAATCCTCACCAGTTGGAGTGTGGATTGACACTGTGAAGTTATGGGTTCGCTTACTGTCCTCGTCCTCATTGACGAACTCGACCTCTACTTTATCAAAACGTTTTAGCCATGAGTCAGGCAGTTTACCTTTTAACTCGGGAGCATCAGCGTACGATGCTGTAATAATAGACTCGACTGCGTGTTTGTAATCGGCAGTACCAGTTTGAATGTCTGGGACTGGGTGAGCCTGTAATGCTTTGGATTTCATGTGGCGAACATTCTCTCGGATGTCATAACAAAGGGTGTCAGTTTTTCTTACATAAGCCATGATGCACCTCCTATCGGGCATTCATACTAATGGATAACATCTCACCACGTTCTATCTTTGCGGCAAGGGCTTCACGAAACTCTAATTCAGTTTCGTCTTTCTTTAGGTATTGCTTGATAAACAGCGCTTTCTCGGTCGCGCTTTTAATATCAGGAGTTGGGAACGTCGAAGGGCGTTGACCGTTGTTAATATTATGCGCCCAGTTGTTGAGCGTGTACCTACTATAGTAGTCTAGGTCTTCCGCCTTCATGCCTGCGGCTTTGAGTTTAACCCAAGCACAGGTATAGGCTACGAGTTCGTCAAACTTATCTGGGTCCACAGCATCAGCAGGAATGTCTCGAGTCCAGTTGTTCATAGTAACAACGGACGAGCCGTATGCTTCGGTCAGGCATTTAATAAAGTAACCTGTCTCATACCCACACTGTGTTATGCCGTGTCTGAGAGCCCGTAAAATGATGTTGCGACGACGAGTTGACCATTGCGTTGGGTCGATGTCGATCGTTACACGTTGAAAGCCTGTATCTTTGGAAAGTTCTGCCGCAATGAGCGACGCGTTATTTCTTGCTGTCATACATTACTCCTCAAATTTAATAACATGTCCCCAGTCAAAGGCGGTGGTACCTGTTGTGAGCCAGACTGTGTCGATGTCACTAGTGAAAGAAGACTGATCGCCGTAACCATCAGTCAGGTATACAACGCACTCAGGTTCGATAGCGTTGTTGGTTATCCAGTCAAAGACTGGTTGGAATGAAGTGCCGCCGCCACCTTGAGCATTGATGCGAACAGGGAAGTCGTCAGGTGTAAACTCCTCAACACCTTGAACGTGGGCGTCACAGTACACGACATGCACAACCTCAGGGTTACACGTGTCAATGATGCGGTTGATGTGAGCGTTGTACTGGGCAATCTCGTCCTCACCTACAGAACATGATGTGTCGACACCTAGTACTAGCGGTCCCATCTTGGGTACGTAGTCGGTTCCGGGAATGTATATGCCTCGACCGACGAACCTACGATTGGGTCTGCTCCATGAGTAGCCGTCCTTGATCTTACCCGACATGTGACGCTCGAGTATATCGTACCAAGGAGTTGTCACGTTAACTATCTCGTCGACGATGCGCTCGATACATGCAGGTAACTTACCGACAGCTTTAGCGGCTTTGGCAGACTGGATAGTGTCGACCTTAGCCTGTGCCTCTAACTGATTGATAGTAGCCTCGTCGAGTGGGTTGCCGTCCTCGTCAGTTGGGTCGCCGATGTCGTCGCCGATACCTCCCGGACCATTACCACCGCCGTCGTCATTCTCATCGTACAGTTCTTCAGTCGCCATATCACGTGCGCCGTCGAGTGTAACACCGCCATCAATAAACGTACCAACACCTGCCTCGATAAGCGTGTCGTTGATAACTTTGTCAGCGGCTACGTTCCATGCTTGAGCGTTGCGGTTCTTACGTCGTGTAGCATGAGACAACATGTAGTGCATCGCCTCATGCGCTAGTAGGAACTGTATCTGACTATTGGTAAGTGGTGCGATGAAGTCAGGGTTAAGGTACATCTGTCCTGTACCAGACATAGCGGCAGTAGGCACAGTATCAGTGTAAATGATAGGGCGCTTACAGCATGCAGTACCAAAGAATGGGTGATCTAAAAACAAAAGTGACTTTGCCTTGCTAACCTTGCGTTGCACTTCTTCGAGTGCAGTGTGCTCAATAGTGGCAGTCATATCATTACTCCTATACTAGACCTTGCATCGTACTCATAAGGTCGTCGATTTGCGTTGCGGCTTTGGCTCGCACAGATGGCGAGTTGCGCAACATGTCTTTGTTGTTGGCGTACGTACCGACTAAGGACTGTAGGTCCTTGATTTGCTCAGCGATAACTGGGTCGTCAGATATGTTGACCTTAGCCATGCGTGATGCCACGTCGACCATGTTGTCGATCATGCTGTCACGAAACACACTGCCGTCGTTACCGATAGGTACACTCAGCTTAGCGATAGCGGCACGCATTGGTTTGAGCATCTGAGTAAGGACGTGTGTACTTGCGTTAGCACTAGCATCGTCGAGTTGCTTCTGAACTGTAGCCTTGTCGTCGTCGCTGATACCGAGCCGGGGGTCGAAGCCGTCGGCGGTAGGCACTGGCATATAACGTACCTCGATACTAAACCGAGCACGCATAGTGTCAGCATCTGGATAGTCCGATGGGTTGACTAGGTTAGGCTTACCTTTACTGGTGGCAATCTGTGACAAGCGATGCAAGTCAGCAGTAACCTCATAGTCCCAGTTGTTGTATAAGTCCTCAACAGCTTGGTCAGCCTCGTTAATCAGTGGGCGTAGACCTGCGGTAAACTCCATGTAGTTGACGATGTTGAGCAGTTCCACACCAGTGGTCCACGGCACAGTGTTATCTTTAACGAAGTTATACACTGTAGTGTACTTACTGATTGCTTCTTTAACGCGGTTGTCACGTCCCTCGAACAGGTGCTTGTTGACGTTGCCTGCACCATACTTCTCACTCTCCTCAGCATCATGTTTATAAGGAGAATACATACGACGTTTGACTTGAACGAGTACAGCTTTCTCATCTAAGTTCTTGATAGCAAACTTAGGAGCGGCAGGTACGTCGTCGGCAGTAGGTATTTCTACGGGTACAGTCGACGGCGCCGTCGTTACGTTAGCAGGCACAGGGCACGATGAGTCGTGCGTCGGCACAGGCGTTGATTGAGCCGCAAGTATCGCGGCTTGAAGTTGTTCTTGGATACTCATTATTCACCTCCCATGAATATGTCTTTGTTAGCGATAGCCCACTGGATAAAGTCCTGTGTCTGTTGCAACTCAGGCTTTAAGCGAAGGGCGTCAGTGACGTACACCATCTGAAAGTCCTTAGGCAGACGAGACACATAGGTCATGTCACGTGTGAAACTCTCAGGTGTGGCGGACATAGATAGTGACGTGGCTACTGCATACTTAACAGCAGGCTCAGTCGGGACCTCAGCATCAGCAGGGTGTAGACGTATGGCATCTATACTGGGCATTTTGTGCATCATGTCACGTGCGGCTACCCATTCGGCGGCGGCACCCTCACCAACTTTACCCTCAGCCGCTGTCATATACAGGTTAGTGGGTAAGTCGTTAGGCACTTCTGTGAACAGCTTGGTCCATGAGCGTTGCGTTGGATTGCTACGTCGGTTGGGGTCGTAGTCGTTGAGCAGGTTGGGACGTAAGCGTAAGAACGCAATACCCATTGCATCAACACCATTCTCCATAGCCCACTCACACCAGTCGTCGAGTGATGTCTCTACATCGAAGTGATACATACGATCGTTAAGATGACCTAGTAGCGGCTTAGCACCTGCACGATCTTCTGCGCGGTTGCCTGTCGCAATGATGCGGACCTCGGGGTCTAGCTTGAACATAGGGGTTTGACGTTCGAGTACAAAACCTGCCGCCCATGTCTGTAACTGTTGACTAGACTGAGCAAGTTCCTCGAGTACGATAAGACCTGCACCTGAACCCTCTCGATAGTCATAGAACATCTTGGTCGGGTTGAATACAGTCATGCCGTCAGTGACACTAGGCACACCAGTGAAGTCGACAACATCGTGGTTATTGATATGGACAACAAGGGTACGATCTTCTGGTACACCTAAGTCGTCGGCTATTTGTAGCGCGGCGTCACTCTTACCTGTTCCCGGCTTGCCATGAAACATACATACAGCACGCGGTGAACTACGATAGATATGCGTAGCTACTTTCTTACATTCATTAATACTTGGCATAGAATTACTCCTAAGTGCACGTATACGTACACAGTTGATTACACATGATTACATGTAAACACATAACGTGTCAACTAGATAACCATGATGGTTTGTCACGTCGCGAGTACGTGAGGATTTTTGCCTTCTCATTTATATAGTAGGCGCGGTAAGCAGTGACGGCATCGTCGTGCTTGTATTCGTCGGGCATAGCCTGAGCGAAAGGTGTCGGTTCGTCGTCGCGCATCAGAGCTGGTGGATATGCAACAACGTCACGAAGTTTGGACCAAGACAAGTGGGTCTTGTAATACCTATGGAAGTACTCATCATTGAGTGCCTTGAAGTGGTCATATAGCCAATAGTAGTTGGCAGTAGACTGTGCCGCCCATAACGTACAAGGGTGGTGTTTATGCGTGGCTTTATACAGTGCCACGTCGTCGCTACCGTAGGCGCGATGAACGGTCGACAACATCTGCGCACATTCTAATGGCATCTTAACTACGTGCTTGTCACACTGCATCTGAGCCGCAACAGTTGGGCACGTGTCGAGTACAAAGATATTCATAGGGTCTCCTGTTCTACAACAACACCGAACCCAAGCGTTTGTATCGTGGCGAGGACAGTGTCGGTTAAAGTTTTGGTGCCTGCAATATCTGCAAATGCGTGAGCACGTTGACACACGGGATAGACTACGCGACTGCCGTAGTTGTTAGCGATACGAACTGTGATATTCATGCTACCTCCATACGCCATGCGACGTAGTTAGTGTATGAGCGCTCGGTGACTAGACGTTGCATGTCGTCGTGGTCGAGCCATACTATCTCACCATCTGGACGTGCACATGACTGGTGCTTGGAAGTAGTCGCACTGTACCTACTACTGTTACCTATCCACATACTGGACTCAGCGTCATACACATACATCGGAAAGTGAATGTCATACGAGTAGACAACATACAGTGCACGCTTGTCGGTATCTGATGCAATATAGTCGGACCATATAGTCCCTGCGTTGGTTTTAAACAGCTTGCGGTCGTTGACGTAGTCGCTGACCTCGTTATTAGATAAACGTGGCATGATTACTCCTTAATAAGTTATTCAGTTAAACACAGTCATTGTATCGACGGCATAACTCGATAGCGTAACTACGATACCTGATGTTACGTTCGACAGTCTGACCTGAGCGGATATGGACAATCACAAACTTGTCGCCTCGGGGACGAACTTCATAGAGAGCATCAAACATTAGTCGCTCCCTGTGGTCTGGGTTTGGCGGTAGTCATCAAGCAAATCAGCAGGCGTTACACACTCACCCTGTACGTAGTTGCCGTTACTATCGGTTGGAAAGCGTTCGCCACAACCTAGCATCCAGTTGAGTGAGATGAGTGCAATACACCCTGCAATTAGACAAACAACGAGGACCTGACCTACCACATCAATGAGGCGGCGGACGATACTGTTGCGGATTTCTTGGTTTATACGACGTTGTCGCTTGGATACATAAGACATACTTTACTCCTATAAAGTGTATACATGTAAACAGGTTGAGTAGACAAAGCAACATATAGACAAAGGTATTTAGACAGTGTCTTGTACGTAAGTCATTGAATACACAGTATTTAGACAATAAGACAAAGATATTAAGTAATGTTGGGGGTGATGCCATTGAGAGCGCAAAATGCACGCCAACACATCAGAGTTATAAAACCCTGATGTTATTATTTATACTTGTCTTATTGTCTTATTGTCTAAATAGAGTATATATATATAATAAAAACATACACTTAGCGTATTGGGGTATTTAGACAAGTGACTAGACAAGCCATATCCTGTCTAAATACCCTATACAGTGGATTATGCCGCACGTTTAGCACGCTCAGCCATTAGATCGATCAGCTTAGCAGTAGCTTCTGGGTCCTTGTTGAGTACCTGAGCACCTTTTTCTTCAGCGTCGTCCATCTTTTTGTGGACCATTGCGATCAGTTGTTGAACGTCTAAGTCCTTAACGATTTGAGCGACAGTCTGCTCAGTCTCGTACCATTTAGGTTGGTCCATTAGATACGCCACGACCGCGTCACCATTCTCGAAATCAGCTTCTTTACGTGCAGACTTGTTAACAGCTACGCCATCTTTTGTGATGCGTGCAAAGCCATTGGCGGTTATCCATTTAACCATCTCTTTGCGTGCCATACCTGAGGCGGCATTGAGTATATTATCGAATAAACGCGGGTCGCCGTGTTCATAGGCATGACCTGCAACTTCGCATAGGATTACGTGGTACTTGTCGCGCAATGATTTGGTATTACGTGCAAGCGTGTCGATAGATTTTTTGATAGCGTTAATTTTACGCATAATAGTATTACTCCAATTGATTGGTTAAGGTGTTACACAATAGATACGCGGGATTGCATACCCATTGCGAAAAACCCTAAAGGGTTTAACCCTTAGCAACTTATCCGATAATTGTTCAGTACCGCGTGCTAATCGCGTTTTATCATCACACATTGTGAGAGGGACTGACCTCATAGGATCTACACCGAGCGGAACAAGTCATTAACAGTTATTAACTGTACAAGGTTTACCGACGTTACTCGATAGACACACCGACACGAATTTCTGCGCGTGGTGCGTGATAGCGTGATTCCCTGTAACTATTAGCGTGACCGATTGATTCAAAGCATAAAGCGATTGAACCTCAAGGCGCACAAGGGCGAGCACTATCACCGCGTGGCGGCAAGGTTCTAAAGCATGACAATCGATTAAATGATTCAGCGATTCGACCTTACACTATAGGCGCGGCGCAGACATTGAGGGGGGGAGGGACCGACGGGGGCACGGGGGGCACCCAGCCCTTAGGTATCACGTATACCGCAACCCAAAAATTGACCCTTTTAAGTTGATAACATGTTTTTCAGTTATTTTCGTCGGCAGGGGCTACCCGGGTTAATACCGACGGCGACGGTTTCCGTATATATTGACTTAAATGTGTTCACGAGTTAGCATCTAGCACTATGAGCAAACAACTGTACAAAGCAATCGACCCCAAACTGATAGATAAACCCATTCTATCGCCCGCAGATATGATAGCGATTGAGGAAGATCCCACGAAAATGGAAACAGTAGCCCGAATGCTCGGCGCTGTTAACCTAGACAACTTGTTTCGCCACATGCAGAACCCACAAATTAACCCAATGGCCCGGATAGAGTTCCAAAAAATGCTGAATAAGCTCGGCAAACTGGAACCGGATACCAAAGCGGACAACACAGGTGGTGGACCACAAGTGGTCATCAACATCACACGCGCTAAGGACCGAGACGACGCCATAACTATTGAAGGTCAGGCGCTCGACGATGCAACATGAAGTTAATTTTGAGGTTATTCGCAGCCTAGACAACTTTTTCTACTCGGAAAAGTTCATTTCTTTGGCCGTAGGACCCGTAGGTTCCACCAAAACTACCGCCGGTATTATGAAAATCGTGCACCATGCGGCGCAAATGGCCCCGTGTACGGACGGTATTCGACGTTCTAGGTGCATTTGGGTACGTAATACGCGAGAGCAGCTGCGAGATACGTCTATTCCAGACTTCTTAAAGTGGATACCTGACGGTATTATGGGCTCATTCCTCAAAACTGAGTACAAATTCGTCATAAAAATAGGCGATATTGAGTGCGAAGTGCTGTTTAGGGGCCTAGATGATGCTAACGACGTGCGTAGACTGCTGTCTTTACAGGCTAGTTTCATCATATTTGACGAATTTAGAGAAATTCACCCCGATATCTATAACGCCGCGCAAGGTCGTGTAGGCCGGTACCCCGATAAAATGATGAACGGGGTCGGGTGCGTTAATGACGACGGGGATGCAAACATGCACATTTGGGGCATGACAAACCCACCAGATATGGACACGTTCTGGGAAACTCTCCTCACCGAACCCCCAGAGAACGTCCATGTTACTATCCAGCCGTCGGGACTAAGTCCTGAAGCCGATTGGACGCAGTTTCTACCTGATGATTACTATGACAACCTAGCTCAGGGTAAGACAGAAGACTGGATCGACGTCTATATCAACGCGCAGTTCGGCAAATCCCTCTCAGGCTTACCGGTCTTTCGTTCATTTGACCGGTCAGTTCACGTTGCCGACGCGCCTATGAAGCCAATGTTTTCGGATGATCCGTTAATTATCGGCGTTGATGCGGGCCTGACACCGGCGGCTGTGATAGGACAAGTAGCGTACGACGGGCGACTAGTCGTGTACGATGCGAAGATATCAGATGGTATGGGAGCGTTACGCTTCGTGCGTGAGGTGATAAAACCTCTACTCGTTAACAAGTTTCCGGGCCGTCGTTCGATAATCATAATAGATCCGGCAGCATTTCAGCGTGTCCAGACGGACGAGCGTACGGTGGCTGACATCTGGCGTAACGAAGGGTTCATGGTTAAGAGCGCACGTACGAACTCCGTTGCTGCTCGTATAGCCGCAGTAGACAAATTTATGACGCGTATCGTCGATGGGAAGCACGGAGTAGTTATAGACCCTGAAGACGCACTGCCGTTAGTACAGGCCCTAGCGGGTAAGTACCGATACAAAATAAATACAAAGGGTGTAAGGGACGAGAGTCCAGAAAAGTCTCATCCGTGGTCCGATGTCGCGGATGCGTTCCAGTACATGTGCCTCCATGCAGATGGCGGTGAAGTGTTTGGTAGCATGACATCGGGGGATGAGCGCAGGGAAGTTGTGAAAATCTCATCAAGAGGATGGACTTAATGTGTTGACCTGTTAGCAGATTAACGCTATTGTAGGGTAGTATCACATATATGAGATCAAAAAAATGGCACTAGGTCCGCAACTTATTCCTGTTGCCCGTGCCTCTGATTTAGAGGCTGCGGCGCTTCGCGACTCTGCTGAAAAGCAGATGACACCAATGGTACAAGGTCTAGCAGCGCATGTACGAAAGCGCTGGGAAGTTATGCGAGACCATAAGCGCAATACGATCGAAGATCGGTTGTCTGCGTGCGTACGTGCAAGGAACATGGAATATGACCCAGCGAAGATGGCAGAGATACGTGAACAAGGCGGCTCTGAAATCTTTATGGGTATTGTCAGTACTAAGTGCAGGACTGCTACTGCATGGTTGCGCGATACACTTCTAGGCACTGGGGCTGACAAGCCTTGGGGCATTAGTGCTACACCCATCCCTGAAGTCCCACCGGAAGTTGCTAGTAACTTGCAGAGAATAATGCAGGTGAACCTACAGCAGTATTACTCTTCGGGCGGTGCACCTCTCGACCAGTCTGAACTAAAGAACCTTGCCTCAGGCATGAAAGATACCGCTACACGAGCTATGAAGTTCGAAGCGGAGAAACGTGTTGAGCGTATGGAACTGAAGATGGAAGACCAGCTTGCAGAGGGCGGCTGGGTAAAAGCCCTCTACGAATTTACGAACGATCTAGCGACATTCCCGTTCGCTGTCTTGAAAGGTCCTATCCCCCGCAAACGTAAGGCCATGAAGTATGTGCAGGGCGGTCTCGCCGCTGTAGACGTACTACGTGACGAGTGGGAGAGAGTAGACCCTTATAAGTTCTATTATGCACCTTGGGGCGATGATATACAGAATATGCCCGTCATGGAGCTACACCACCTAACCCGTGATGACGTTGAAGCTATGCTAGGCGTAGAAGGTTACGACGAGGACGCCGTTAGATCGCTCCTTGCTGACTTCGGTGCTGTAGGCATGGACTGGGTAGAGCAAGACGGTAGTGACATGGAAGATGTTACTGATAAAGATTTCGATGATGCAGACGGCGATGTTATCGCAGCGTTGCAGCTTTGGGACTCAATCCCTGGAAAAATCCTCATGGAATGGGGTATGGATGAGTCTGAAGTAGATGATCCGCATAAATCATACCCTTGTGAAGTGTGGATGGTTAACAACACAGTTATTAAAGCTGTTCTTAATTACGACCCGATTGGGCGTAAACCTTACTACCTCACTTCTTTCGAGAAAGTCCCCGGACGTATCGACGGAAATGGGGTAGCCGATCTTTGTATGGATGCACAGAACATGTGTAACGCCGCTGCTCGTGCACTGGCTAATAACATGGGTATTTCTTCTGGACCGCAGGTAGGCGTGAATATAAGCCGTTTACCGGCAGGCGAAGACATAACGCAGATGCACCCTTGGAAGATATGGCAGTTCAAATCATCAGAATACGGTGATGCTTCAGCTCCTATGCAGTTTTTCCAACCTAACTCTAACGCCGGTGAGCTTATGGCCGTGTTTGAGAAGTTTATGGAATTAGCAGACGAAGTGTCAGGTATACCACGTTATATGACAGGGCAGCATGTTCCGGGCGCAGGACGTACGTCTTCCGGCCTATCCATGCTTATTTCAAACGCAGGCAAGAGCATTAAACAGGTTATCGGTAACGTTGACCATGATGTACTAACCCCAATGCTCGAGCGCCAGTACCAACGTAACCTACGGTACTCGGATGATCCGGACTTAATTGGTGATGTACAAATTATTGCACGAGGCGCGATGTCGCTTGTTGTTAAAGAAGCGGAAGCTGTTAGAAAGAACGACTTCTTACGTCTTATCCTTGAGAGCCCAGTTGCTCAACAAATTGTCGGACCTGAGGGCACGGCTGAACTCATGCGGGATCTGGCGTCCAATCTCAACACTAATGTTGATCGCCTTGTACCGTCTCGAGAAGAGCTTGAGAAAAAACAAGCGCAGCAAGCAGCCCAACAGCAAATGATGATGCAGCAACAGATGCAAGCTGAACAAGCTGCTAATATGCAAGAAGACGGTTCTCAGATGGGCGGAAGACAATCTAATACTATGAGCCCGCGCCCGAACGGACAGTAAAGAGTATATCTGTTGACACGTTAACACATATACGATACTTTTGAATTATGATTGATCTTAATAGTACTGACATTCAAGTGGTTAACGCTCTGGTTAGAACCAGAGAACCCGCTAATGCGGCATTATTAAGGTTGTTTGAAGCGGAACTAGAGTCCGCAAAGCAGAAACTCATCCACGCGACCGACATGGCTACTGTCCACCGGCTGCAAGGAAGAGCGGAAGCATTTACCGATTTACTGGAAGCGATCAATGATGCGCCGAAAGTAGAACAACGCGCATACGCGCAAAATACGAGAAGCACACCATAACGGGAACAGCATACCCTCGGGACGCTAGGAACAGAGTTGGTGCTTTAAGGAGAAAAATATGGCATTGCCAAAACAGGTGCAAGCTCAGCTTGCAGAAGTGGAAGAACTAGAGAAAACGCTAACAGCCCAAAAGGAAGAGCCGAAGAAAAAGAAGGCAAAGAAGCAAGAGCCTGAAGTTTCAGAGGAAGCCCCCAAGGATACCGAAGCAGAAGTACCAGTTGAAGCGGAAGCAGCAGTTACGCCTGAAGAAGTAAAGCCAGCTGACACGTCGCCGACGGACGTAGCGGATGAATTTGAGCAAAAGTACAAAACCCTACGGGGCAAGTACGACGCTGAGGTCCCACGCTTGCATAGCCAAGTAAAGGACTTATCGACGAAACTTCAAGCACTCACATCGAGTCTGGAAGCTAAGTCCAAAGAACCGACAAAGCCGAAGGAGAAAGTCAGTTACGTAACTGATGCAGATCGAGCCGAATTTGGTGAAGAGCTGATTGACGTTCAACGTCGCGTTGCTAAAGAGGTAGCTCAGGATTACGAAGAGCGCTTTGAGCAGCAAAACGAGATTATCAATACACTTCAGAAGAAGTTAAATGATACTGGTAATCAAGTTGGAGAGATGAGCTTTGCTCAGAGACTAACACAGTTAGTGCCTGACTTTGCTACAATCGACAATGATGAACGATGGGTCGGGTGGCTAAACGAGTATGATCCCATACTTCGTGGTCCTCGCCGAGAGCAAGCAGCGAAAGCGTTTAGTGAAGGGGATGCCGAAGCAGTGAAACATTATATTGACCTGTATAAGCAAACCTTAAACGCAGAGGCGCCTCAAGAGAGGCAAACTCGCCAAAGCGAACTCGAGAAACAGGTTACGCCAAATCGTTCAGGTAGTTCCGCGAGTACTAAAAGCGGGGGTAAGGATGCTAAGATTTTCACTGAGAAACAAGTCGAAGCAGCTTGGAACCGTATCCGCAACTATAATACGCGTGGAAAGTACGAAGAGGCAAACAAACTTGAAGCTGATATAACAACTGCCTACCTTGAAGGCCGTGTACGAGCGTAAACGTGCTAACATGGAAGCAGCTGTTGTTGACCAACTTAACTATTAATTTTTAGGAGGCCTATCATGGCTGCTGTTTTTCCCGTCGTCGGCTCTGGCGACTTTGACACTACCCCGTCTTACTCAGGCGGTTTCATTCCACAATTGTGGAGCAACAAATTAAACGCGAAATTCTACGCTAACACTATGATGACTGAGATTGCCAATACCGATTGGGAAGGCGAAATCAAAAATCAAGGCGATACAATTCGCATCCGTACTGCACCATCAATCACTATTAATGATTATGCTGGCGCTGGTACTACACTTGCTTCTGAAGTTCCTGCACCAATCTACTTAGATATGCAGATCAACAAAGGTAAGTATTTCAGTGTTCAAGTAAACGATGTACTTGCTCACCAAGCTGACATGGACTTAATGAACATGTTCACTGACGATGCTGCTAAGCAGTTGAAGATCAACATTGAAAACGAATGTTTCTACAACTGGTTTGTAACTGAAGGTGCTGCTTCCGCAAACGTTGGAGCTACTGCCGGTGCATTGTCTTCTGAGTACAACTTAGGTACTTCTTTAGCGCCTATCGACCAAGCTACTCCTAAGAATATCTTAGACACTATCCTTCGTATGTCTGCTGCTCTTGATGAGCAAAACGTTCCTGAAGAAGGCCGTTGGTTGATCCTATCGCCATTCGAGCGTCAGTTGTTAATGCAAACTGATATTGCTCAAGCGTACTTCACTGGTGATGCGTCATCTACTATCCGTACTGGTAAGATTGGCATGCTAGACCGTTTCACGGTTTATGTATCTAACCTTCTACCTAAGAATGAAGCTGGTAAAGGCTTCGTATCGGGTCTGTCTGCGACTTCTTCGGGTGCAACTGTAGCTGGTGCAAAACCGGGTCGTCTGATGGTAGCTGGTACTAAGTCTGCGTGTGCATTTGCTTCGCAAATCAGCAAGACTGAGCCTCTACGCAACCAGACTGACTTCGGAGACATCGTTCGTGGTTTAGCCGTTTATGGCCGCAAAGTTGTTAAGAACGACGCTCTTGTTACCGCAATTGTTGGTAACCCGAGCTAGTAGCCGGTGAGGGGGGTTCTGCCCCCCTTTCTTTTTAGGAGGTTATTATGAACGTTTATGACGTAATCAATGCCGTTAACGCCGAGCTACTGACTAATAAAGCAGTTGCTATTGTTGACGGATCACGCGTGGTTGTAGCCAGAGTAATCGGCGACGAATTGGTTCTTACTGCTGAAGGTGAGGAAATGGCTAAATCTTTAAAGCCAGCTCCAAAGCCTCAAGCTAAAGCTACTAAGTCAAAGACAGCTAAAGCTGCCGCTGCACCCAAATCTAGTACGTAGGGGGTAACGGATGTCTACAGTAAAAGTTACTGACATTATCCGACGAGTAGAGGATGTCTTACAAGACACCAACATTCGCTGGCCGCGCACGGAATTGCAAAACTGGATGAACGAGTCTTATCTCGCGATTACTCTTGCACGTCCTGACGCAAACGCAAAAACAGGGTCATTTACTTGTGTAGCAGGTACAAGGCAGGTTCTGACAGCAGATTTCCCTTCGGGGTTACGCTTGCTTGATGTAACAAGAAACCTTGCTTCAGACTCAGGTTACAAGGTTATCCGCCTTGTGGCACGTAGTGTGCTGGACGACCAACGCCCCGCATGGCACGCTGAAACTGGTACGACCGCTATACAGCACTACACGTTTGATCCACGCCAACCGAAAGAGTTTTTTGTTTACCCACCGGCTACGACTTCTGCTGAAGTTGAAGTTGTGTATACAGATTCTCCCGGAGCGCATGCTCAGACTGAAAGTCAACTTGATCCAACAGGCACTGACGCCACAACAATCCTACTGGATGATATTTATATGTCTCCAATGATTGATTGGATTCTGTACAGAGCGTATTCGAAAGATGCCGAGTATGGTGCTAACGAGCAACGTGCTCAAGCAGCTTACAACGCGTTTAATTCTGCCCTGAACATGAAAAACCAAGTGGATGCTGCGGTTTCTCCGTCCAATATGAGCAAGGTGACTTAATATGGCTGTAAAGTGGGCTAGTTTTCTTCCTTACATACAGCCCATTTTGCCGGGCTGTCCGGAAATCATCATCGAGTCGCATCTGCAAGAAGCAGCAGCAGAGTTTTGCGCACTCAGTCAAATATGGCGGTATGACATAGACAAAGATTTCACCAGCAAGAACACTGCTGAGTATGAGATCGAAGTCCCTGCAAAGTCGGTACTAGAGGACATTTTGGTTCTTTACGTCGACGGGCAGCCGATAAAACGGGTGTCAGACCGTCACTTTGATCTTCCTAAAACGTCCAAAGGGCGTCCTTCTTGTTATACGATTTATCAGGATACACAGATAAGGTTTTATCCAACGCCTGATAACAAGTATACCTTTGAGGGGATTGGAGCAATTAAACCGTCTTTGAGCGCTGACGGGGTTGAGGACTTTTTGTTCGAGACGCACGGTCGTTCTATTGCTTGTGGAGCAATTGCTAGATTGGCAATTATTCCGGGCAAAGAATGGACGAACCCTGATCTTGCTGCTTACTACAAATCAGAATTTTACAAACACACTACAGACGCAAAACGCCGCGATACACGCAGTGTTGGACTGCGCGCGAAGTTTGTTGGGTTTGATAAATCCACCGCGAGTAGGGGTATATAATGGCTCAGGTATTTAAATACGTACAGGGTGACACGGGCCCGCAAATCCGAGTAACCCTAACTAACGACGATGATGGGGCCGCTGTAAACTTAACAGACGCTACCGTTACTTTACATTTCCGTGAAGCAGGCGCTGAAAGTGTTCTGTTTTCTCGTAATTTCTTTATTAACCCAGATACAGCTTCCACAGGCGTAGCCGTTCTCCAGTGGGCTATAGGCGACCTTGATGTTGCTGCTGGAACATACGAAGGCGAAATCGAAGTGGTTAGAGACAGTGGTCTACGTGAGACGCTGTACGACAAGTTAAAGTTTAAAGTCCGGGAGGATTTTGCGTGAGGATCAAGTCCGCTGAATTCGTAAATGCGATCTCTGCGACTTTTGAACCACTTACGACATCTACGCAGGCGGACATACAGGCTACTACCAGTGCGGTTTCAAGCAGCCCGCTAAAACTACAGCAGGCTGTCTCATCACTATCCGCTACGTTTGAACAGCTCGGGATTTGGGCGAACTCGAAGATTTCTGTCCCGAGAAATATAGTAACGGCGGAACAAGGCGACTTCTTGTTATTCGCTGCGTTCTTGGAAACGTTATACATTGACGATGGTATCCGCCCCTCGGAACAAATCGTTGTCGACTTCCTTAAACCATTCACTGACGATGCTACCTTAGCGGACGCTCAAGCTAAACTACTCAGTAAGCCGTTCACCGAGTACTCTTACTTTTTTGATATACACGAAAAGACCTTCGGAAAAGAGGCATCTGAGGTTCTTAGTACTACGGATTCTTACGTTTCCTCTTTTGCTAAGACCTTGGCGCATGAAGTTTCTATCACAGACTACGGGGAAATGACGCTCGCGTTGACTAAACCGCACACTGATGATGCAAGCGTCGCGGACGTACACAGCTTACTTTCGGGGCTAAATAAGTTTGACCCTGTGGCCCTTACCGACGCCGTCGTCACTGGGACGATAAAACGCCTACAAGATACTTTAGGCGTAGTAGATGCGCCCGAACTTACAGTTTCAAAACCACGAACGGACTCAGCAAGTGTAGCTGACAGCGACCCCTTGTTTGCTGTAGGCAAAGGCTTATCGGAAACGATGACCCCCCAAGAACTTGTTAATAAGTCGTTCGGTACAGGTTTTTCAGATGGCGGTATAGTAGCTGACCTTCCCTCTCTTGGCCCTCATAAACCGTTTAGTGAGCAACCGATTAGTGTCACTGACGTTGCGACTACTAGCGCAGGAAAAGGAGTGTTTGAGGTAACAGCAATCGTTGATGAGGAAGTATTAGCCGTCGCCAAGGCTTTCTTAGACACGGGAGACGTTTCTGATGCCATTGATACACTAGCATTAGGAAAAGCCCTCTCAGAGGATTCTACGGTGTCTGATGAGGTGTTCGCTAAAGCAGTGGCTAAACATTTCGCTGAAACGGCATTCTTTACAGATGATGTTGATGGCGAAGCAACTGTTGTCGACGAACAAGCTATGCAGTTTGGTAAAAGCCGGACCGATGTGGCATCATTCACGGATGAAATTCTTGTGCAGATAGGGTTTATTCGAGCCTTTGCTCATACTGCCACGGTAACAGACCTGCACAACATAGGTGTTGCCAAAGGATTTATAGATGGTGTTACCCCGTCTGATAGTATAAATATGGTTACAGGTAAACAGTTTTATGATATACCTGTAGCCCAAGAGACCATGAAAAGATCGTTTGTAAAAACGGTCTCTGTGGACAGCGCCCTTTTAGGAGACGCAATAAGTGTATCGCCCCACAAGGTGCTACTAAGTTCAGCCTCGAGTACCGACACGGGGTTTTTGCGGAGTCAGGGGTATTCTGACTTTACTTACTTTGAGGAAGACTTTGTCGGCGCTTCCACTACGTTCTGAAGGAGATCGTTATGATTAACGAAAACTTGAAGCTCTCCGGCCAGCTTAACATAGTCCTCAAGGACAAGGCCGGAAAAATAAAAGACCAACGAACAGTTAAAAACTTAATCGTAAATGATGGCTTAGCATACATTGCCTCGCGCATGACAGGTACTACTAAAGGCGTGATGTCTCACATGGCACTGGGTTCTAGTACAACTGCTCCGGCAGCGGGTCAGGCCGATCTGATTTCCATGTTGGGCAGCCGTGAACCGCTAGATTCAACCGCTATCGAAGGTACTAATGACGAGAAAGTTAAATACGTTTGCTCGTTTGAAGCTGGTGATGCAACAGGTGCTGTTACTGAAGCAGGTATCTTTAATGCTGCTACTTCTGGCGACATGCTTTGTCGTACTAAGTTCAGCGTTGTTAACAAAGCAGCAGAAGATACGATGTCCGTGACTTGGACCATCACTCTTTCTGCATCTTAAAAAGTTAGGGGTGTGATTCATGGCTACGATTACAACACGATCAGGAAAGGGTTCGCCCCTAACTAATACTGAGGTTGATGACAACTTCACGAATTTAAACTCTGCTAAGTACGAGAGCGGTAACAATGTGACTCTCGGTACTGTTACTAGCGGCGCAACAACGATTACCGGCGCAACAACAATTACGGCTGATACTGGCAATGGCCTTGTTATCAATCATGGTGATTTTCATTCGGGTTTGTTAATAAAAAGAACCCATGACAGTAACTCTCCTTCGATAGAGTGGCAAAATAATTCCGGTCGCGTCGGCATGCTATACACGCAAAGCGCTGACAACAACATCTATTGGCGTCCGGGAACTACTACAAGTAACTTCAAAATCTGGCACGCAGGCAATGACGGCTCAGGCTCAGGGCTAGACGCCGATACTTTGGATGGAATAGGCTCCGGGTCCTTTTTTAACGTTGGCGGGAAGATGAAGCGGTGGCGCCCAGCGGACCAAGGCAACCTTACCACCTTCCCCGTTTATTTCAAAGTCGCTACAGTCAATAAGGGCAATGGTGGCTTGCACATGCGAGGCAGTCTCAACAACCACGTAGAGGCTTTCGGCACATGTTTTTTTGACCTGAACTTTTTCGGGAGAGAGGGGAATTCTGGTGCTGACTTATGTATTGAAGGGACTGTTGGTGTGTCTACCTCAGGCACGGGAGTCCTTGTTGTTAAGGCGACTGAAGACACTGGTTACCATAATTACGACGTATATATTGCGTTAACTAAGTACAGCCAAGTGTCTGTAGACCTTACTCGAGAGGGTAGTTCAGAAATCTTTACCCCTAGTACAGGCACTACAACTAAGCCCACTGGGTACGGGACTGAGTTTGACACGACAGAAACCGCCGCTGGATATTATGTTATCCAGAACAGTGTGGGAACCCCTATTTGGCATTCCGGGAACGACGGTGGCGGTAGCGGTTTAAACGCGGATTTGTTGGACGGGCTCCACGCTAGTAGTTTCTTGCGTTCGAACGCAGACGACATGGCAACAGGCCAACTAACCCTTCGAAAAGATGACGGCCCTCTATACATCCAGTCGGCAACAAACGCCGCTTCCAACGGGGCCATGATAAAGTTCTCAGATAACTTTGATGGTTTTGCAAACAGTGAAGAGCAGTATGGTTGGATTAAATATAAGCACGCGGATGGCCAAGTTGGGTATGAGCCTTCAACGTCTAATGACGGGTTTATCATAGGCGGCAGTGAGACTAATACTCTTGTTAACATTCACGGGCAGCTAAACGTCACAGATAAAGCGAACATAGACAGTCACTTACTCGTCGATGGAAGTATATATTGCGCCGGACTTTTAGAGGTAAACAGTAAACGCGCTCTATACATGCCTAGTTCCTCGCCTGAACGTGGACCTTGGAACCCTATTGTCACAGCGGTAAGAGGTAGCGGTACAAGAATACACCAAGACGAAGACTTTGCTTCCGGTCAAAACGGTGTCGCTGTTTACAATAACGAGGGAGGCACCGCCGTCACGCACCACTATGAAGACGCCAGTACTACTTTAGGTAAAGCTGCGCCCAATAGTTCCGGCAAAGTGATTAGAATCCAATACACCGTAGGGTCTGCTAGTCCTAATTTCGGAGGGTTTCACCAAACTTTTGCTAGTGGTGACAATCAAACAGTTGTTCAGATATTCCAAGCCCTCGTCCCAGAAGATCGGCATTTGACGCTACATGAAAACGCGCAAGGGTCTAATAAGACTTCTTATTGGCTAACCGATCATGTAGGCACGGGGAAGTGGGAATGGTACGCGCGTGTGTCACATTGCGGAAATACAGGGACTTTCAGCTCAGGTGGGCACGTAGCGTGTAAAGGCGGCGACGATGAAGACTTTGCTTGGTATCTTGCCAGTAGTGCGGCCTACCGTGTTACCCATGCTCCCGATAGGTTCGCATCGTGGACAGACGGCAATGACGGTTCCGGCTCTGGGCTAGACGCGGACACTGTCGACGGGGTTCAAGCAGCTAGTTTTATTAGAAGTGATGCAGATGACACTATTTCTGGAAACCTTGTAACTACTGGCCAAATCACACTTCAAGCAACCTCGCCGCAAATCAAGTTTGAAGATACGGGCGATGGTGCAGACTCAACTCAAGCCGACGACTTCTGGCTCCACGCCAACAGTAATAGATTTTATATTCTCGCTGATCGGGCGGATGACAACGGCTGGGAAACACCGTACCCACTTGAACTTAATTCAGCCACAAACGAGTCATTCACGTTTGGTAATACGATTTATCACTCCGGTAACGACGGCTCTGGCTCCGGCTTAGACGCCGATACTTTAGATGGTATAGGGTCAGGCAGTTTCCTACGCTCTGATGCTGACGATACGAAAACGGGCAACTTTAACCAAACTAGTGGGTCGTTTATCTCCCATGGTTTTTCTACGTCTAATCTTAATTCTGCGTGGCAAATAGCTGGTACAGATAAGGCGGTCGGGATAGCACCATTTCGCTACCAAGATAGTGCGACTAATAACCCTGAAAGCGGTAACAACGCCCACTGGGGTTTAAACATATATGCTCATGCCGGCAGCGGCGGGGGCGCCTACCCTTACGGGCACCAAATTACAGCTTCTTCTCACAGCAACATTTGGAATAGGTATGTTAGTAATGGCGATTTCGGCGATTGGAAAAAGTTTTGGGATAGCGGCAATGATGGGTCCGGTTCGGGCCTAGACGCGGACACTGTCGACGGGTTTCAAGCATCTGCGTTCTTACGACCGGACGCGAACGGCAGGGTAATAATAACCGAAGCTAATGGTACCGCCGACCAACGACATTGCCTGCTTGTGTTAAAAAGTGACACGTCCAATAGACCGTATATTCAGTTTTCCGAAAACACCAGCGACACCATCACATCGGGCATGTCACTGGAGTACAACGGGCAGGCCACCGGGAATGCGAACTACATGGCTATCAATGGTGTTACCGGAGACCTCAGACATAAATTTACGTCTGGCGGGGATTATACTGCGACAGGAAACGTGACTGCGTACTCCGATGCGCGTCTTAAAGATAACGTCGAAACACTAGACGGCTCAAAAGTTTATGAAATGCGCGGCGTTTCGTTCACAAAAGACGGAGAAGCAAACTCGGGTGTTATTGCGCAAGAACTTCAGAAAGTTGCGCCAGAACTAGTTCACGACGACGGGGAATATCTCAGCGTAGCTTACGGAAATACGATTGGTTATCTGATTGAAGCTATTAAGGACTTAAAGGCTGAGATCGACGAATTGAAAGGAGTAAAAAATGACGCTTCCTAGTAGCGGTCCGCTGTCTATGTCGATGATAGAGGCTGAAATGGGCGGTAGCCCGCCTACCAGTCTTACTGAATACTATGGTGACGCCGCAGGCCTTCCTCAATCCGGGACGATAAGTATCGAGGACTTCTACGGCCAAACTTATGGTCCAGAGGGTGAGACTTTTACGATCCATGCGAGTAAGAATTCTGTTAATACGGGAACTAATAGTAGTACCCTTCACCGCTATGGCTACGGTCGCACTGGCAAAACGTCTTTTGTCCACCCTGAATCAGGTTCTTCGACCTCTGGATTTGGCACTATAGATACTTATACAGATGTCGCTGGAGGGAATGATCTTTTTGGAATACAGGTCTGCGACTACGCAGTCGATGGGATGTACTATGTCTTCGATCAAGAGACACAGTCGATGAGAAGAACAGGGCAAGGGTCATCAAAGCACATCACAGTCACCATTGATAATCTGTCCCACACAACAACCACTGATTGGCAAAAAATACACTTTAAGTTTAGCGGCAGTACTTGGTACACGCTTTTGCGCAGCGACTATGCTTACTACCGAGACCACTACCAAAGTACGGGTGAGAAGTTCATTACGTGGACGCCTACAAATAGCCAAGGTAATGATGTGCAGAACTTTGATACGATTTTTAACAATATAAAATCAAAAGGAAACGCAGCCGCCTCCGCTGACGACTTCCAAGTTTATTTTTCCCTATTATAGGATTTTACGACATGATTGATTATGAAATAATCCACGTAGACAAACTGCACATGAATATGCAGCTAAAGTACACCCTTGGCGATAACCCAGCGTACTTTACTCGCGTTGCCTTTGAACTACCTATTACGGAAGAAAACCTGCACCATCTTGCAAAAACCTCAGCTTTCAGAGCGCAAAACCATTGGAAAAGGGTACGAGATGCGCAAGACTTCACACTGAGTGTTGCTAACGGTCAAGCTAAGCCTACTGTGTTTACAGACAAACCTGAGTTTGATGCAGACGTAGAGTCTTGTACTGAGCGGTTAGAAGAGACGGATACCGAGTTGAGGATCGTATACGATATTACCGCCCTTGACGCTAACCAGAAAATAGCTGCGATCCGTCAAAAACGAAACTCCCTTTTATCGGCAACAGATTTTTACATGTTCCCTGACCGCCCCGTTTCAGATGAGATGGTTGCTTACAGGCAGGCCTTGAGAGAACTCCCCGAGCAATCAGGGTTTCCAGAAAATATCGCATGGCCTGTTAGGCCCGTGGATTAGAGTTAGTTATGGGTAAAGTTAAGTTTTACGCACTCGTCTGCCGTAATATGAAAGCGGTAACTAGGCACGTCAAGACGATCGCCAAAGAAGACCTCGTGATTGTAATTAACTCTCTCGACGAGGATTTCGTTTCGGACGCCAGTACGTATTGCGCCAACTCCGGCATAGAGTATTACATTACCGAGTCCGATGGTGGCCCCTCTAAAGGTAAAAACTCTGTCTTTGATTTGTTTGAAGCGTCAGACAACGATTACATGGTTCTAGTAGACGGGGATGATTTTATTACTCCGCATGGCTACTGGACCTACAAAGAGTTAGCCAAAAGCGATAAAGCCCCGGATGTGTTGGCCCTAGAGTACCAGTACGGTATCTACAAAGAAAGCGGTTATCACTGGTCGGTTGGCGAACTAGTTAATGACGCGGCGAGGTCTCCGACCATTGGAGTTAACGACCCGAACGACGCTGACAAGGTGCACGGGTATGGCAACAGGTGTTTCTACCAAGAGTACCAATGGTGGCAAGACACCACGAGTGGGAACCATGTTAGGAAAATTGAAGGGGATGAGTTCTCGACTAAACTTGCAGACGTCCACCAACGTTGGGCGATTCACTGCTACAAATATATTAGTAACTGGGAGAGCCACTTGCGGCTTGTCTGGTTTAGTAAGAACGCTACAGAGAATAACCGCTTTAACTTAGACTTTACCGTTGGTGAAGACACTCTCATGTACTTGGACCTGAAGAAAAAGGCATTGAGAGGAGACTTTGTAATGCGTCAACTTTTTGAACAATACCCAACTTATGTGTACGATACACGGGTTGCAGGAATTGTTATCCAAGAACGTAACGCCCTTGGCGACCCCGAGGACGAAGAAACGCTAATCCCCGATTACGGGTGGTACTTGTGGCTGAAAAAACTCGCTGATGAGTATGACAAGTATGAAGAGCAGGGGATTATGGACGAAGCGCGGATTCCTTTACTTAAAGTGAAGACCCACCTTCCAGAATATGCAGGAGCAGCAGACGAAGACTTCCATATCGTGTGGCCCGAAGATTACAGGCCAGACACGATGGGTTTAGTTAGCTACCTACCGAACAAAAAAGTATACTTATAACCGTCTATAGGAGAACAATGATGGCTGAACACAATGTAACTTATACAATAGATAGTACTGCCGATGGCGTTGCTCAGGTAACATTTACCTGTGGCACAACCGACATAACACATGTGCGGGGCGTAAATGTGCACGATTGCGGCGACGCTGACGCAGTTGCTGTCCGTATGGGCGAAGTAGCAATGGGTGTAGCCCATAAGATTAAAGTAGGAGCTATCACTGCTCCGGACGAATCTGAAGACGCAGGCACACCAGAGTAACTTACCACCAATAGAGAGGCTTACTAATGGCTAAAAATGAAAAGAAAACCATTACTGTAAATGATGTTGTACACAACATTGAAGACTTAGACGATAACCAGATTACAATGGTTAACCACATCCAAGATTTAGATCGCAAGATAGCAAACGCACGCTTCAACGTAGACCAATTGTCTGTTGGCCGCGAAGCATTTGTTGACATGTTAGCAGCTAATCTAGCCGGAGAAGTAGGGACGGAAGACTAAAGATGGGCACGGATATGATATGGAGCAGTAGCCTAACGGTACTAATTGGCGTCATTGGTTTTGTTCTCAGGAACTACGTCACTGAGCTCCAGCGTATCCAAATCTTAATCAACCGTACGCGCGAGGAGATGGCGAAAGAGTATGTCACAAAGCAAGAAGTTCATGCTGACATAAACCGCGTCTTAGATCGCCTCGAGCGTTTAGATGAAAAACTAGACCGGATCGTGGAGAAATGATGCAATATACAAAATATAAAATAAGCCTGTGTTGCCTGTTCTACTTTTTAGTAGGGACCGCCGTCGCAGATGATGTTCTTGTTACCGAGAGCACGACGACAAGTACTGTAACCACCAGTGGAGAAGTTACGACAAACGTTAACTCACCGCCACCTTCTGCTGTAGCCCCTCAGTTTAACGGAGGTGTTAACTCTGACCTGTGTACGGTTGGCGTGGCAGGTGCAGTACAAACTCAAATACTGGGTATATCTATGGGCTCAACTGTCCGAGATATGAACTGTGAGAAACTTAAAAACGCAAAAACCCTATATGACATGGGTATGAAAGTTGCGGCTGTTTCTATCATGTGCGGCGATGAACGAGTGTTCTCAGCCATGATGGACGCAGGAACGCCTTGTCCGTACGACGGGTTGATTGGCTCTGAAGCAAAAGCTGCTTGGGAAGCTGACCCTGATAGACGGCCGGGGCAAGAAGTTGCGGAGGTACTCGATGATGATGCGAAGACCCTTTTGGGCGCTGCCAGCGTTCTTAGTGTTTTGGCCTTCTTACTCTTTTTGTGAGCCATTTACATACGGCACTACAGGCAATGCTGCTGTAGACGGGTTCACGTGGGGGATGGATGCGCTTGTCCCCGACTCCTCAGGGCTGTCAATAAACGGGGTTATATACAGATACACTACTGTTAAAGACCCCGCAGCCCAAATGCTTGTCCATGTCCAAAACGAAAATGCTGACGGTAAAGGCTACATCTTCCGTGAGACAGACGACTGGACAGGCCTTCCCGGAAACTCCATCAACAAAGTTGTCTCTCTAAACAATATCCCTATTTCCCGTTGGGGCAAAGGCTCGATCGCGGTGGAAGGTGAAGGGCAAGTGACAGACCCCTCTGTCGTTTATACATACCAAATTGACGAGTGCTACACTCCACAAGCTAACCCAATATGTCCGGGATATGTTGATCCTACTTCCCTTTTAACTGCTCAAGTTGTTGTCGACGCCTACGATCCTATGAAGGACGCTGCGGTGACAGATACGCTAGAAGCTACTGACTCTGGGCTATGGGAAGAAGAGGAGGAAGACGAAAGCATTGAGTCTGAAAAAGAACAGGCTACTAAAGATACATTTGAGCGAGGGTTAGCTGCAAGTCAGAACGCTTTGACGTTAGCAAATAACTTCTCGCAAGATAGGATGATACGTGCTATTAATGTAAGTGTTAACATGTATACATATTACGCCACATCTATGAACGGAGGTGTATACGAAGAGACCACAACCTTAAAGGATTCTCAGTTACCTGAAAATCCTCGCGGCCTTCGTAACGGATTGGCACAACAACTGCTTCACGAACAAATGGTCGGCGAGCAGTATAACAACTAAAGATTGGAGACAATGCAATGAAGAAACCTAGTATCTACGCAGCAGCATTATTACTATCGGTATCAGCTTCTGCGGAAGAGGCGGTCATCGAAGGTAATGTTTTATCTAAGTGTATAATTAATACGGACGTAAACGGTGTTTATGGAAACCCATCCCCAGACAAACTAAGTACAGCTACATCTGACGGCGGTGTTCAATCGGTTATTCGATATGACGTTGCACTGGCAGATTCGTACATTGCCCGTGTCACTACTCCGACTTCGTTCTCAACCAGTCCAGTCCTAAACGACGTGGTATATTGGGACGGCTCCACCTCAGTGGGTGAAGTTTCTGATGCGACGATGTCAGCTTACGATACAAACAAAGTGACCTACGAAGCGACGACCGAGTTTGATCTCACCGTTGCAGGATCTACGTGGTTCAACGTTACCTCAGTGGCTGAGTATGGCTATAACCGTGCACTTCCGGGCGGAACTTACCGTGCGATTGTACAGGCTGAGTGTATCGCAAAATGAGAAATTTGTGTTTCATAATAGGGATGTTGCTAACAGCAAACTCTCTGGGAGCGCACGAGCTAACGCCGACTTATCCTAAGTTCAAACCATCCTACGTTGGTGGTTTAGCATCTACGGAAATGACGATGTTTAATGCTCGCAAAGATGTAGAGTTTTACCAGTTGGGTGTCTTTGACGCCGAGTGGAACCCTGTACCCTTTGCCTCTTCTGAGAAGCTGTTACACGTCCCTCATGCAACACGATCTACCTTTGACGTTTTTATTCGAGATGAGGACCTGCGACGTGCAGTTTATATTTGCACGCTGTCTAAACTTAGATCAGATATCCCTAGCAACGCTATAATATCGTCTAAGATATGCTCTCGAACTGACGGGACACGTTGATGAAACGGTGGGCTGTACTCGCGCTATGTGTCTCTGCACCCGTAATGGCAGATAGTAACTCGTTGAATTTACAGTTGCCCAGCGGCCCAACAAGCTATCAGTCTGATAAGTTTAGGGCAGGAAACCTTGATTGCTCCAATGCGATCGGTGGCGGTACAAACCTAGAGTTCGGCGTAACAGGTGTCCTGAATAACGTCGGTAACGAGTACGACGACGTGAACAGGGTGCTGAATGAAAGCAAAGACGTTGGCGTCTATGCGCGGATTGTTATCCCTTTGGATAAGCCCAAGCAGCGTATTAACTGTAATACTCTTTATCAACTTGAGTTGCAGCAACGCAGACTAGAGATACGAAAACTTGAGCAGGAGTTAGAAGCACTCCGCCAGTTGAAAACAGATACGAATTTTGAGAACTAACATGGCAGAACGAGACTTAGGTGAAACACTTGATACGATTGAAAGCATTCCTGATAAGCGCGTGCGTCTTTTTGGTCTGCGCTTTTCTATTACTCAACTTGGTCTTCTTCTGGGCGTCGTTAGCTCTGTGGTCGGCACTCTCTACGCTGGATTCCTCATGTATCAGAAAGTGGAATCGGTGGCGAACCTTGACCTCGGAGAATACCAGCAGGCTATGGCTACGATGGATGCTAAAGTTACAGGCATGGCGGAGAAAGTTGAAGAAGCTGTGGAGTACTCTCGCGACATCAAGAACGGGTTGAAAGACGATATCCTTCGCATCGAGCAGCAAGTTGACCGAGTGGAAGATACTGTCCGAAACACAGAAGACAAAGTGCGCGTTATGATCGACGACGCGGAGATCCGGTTCGAAACGAAACGCGATCAATTACGCACCTCCCAAGGTGTTGACATGAAAGCACTTGAAGATAGATTAACACAAAAACTCCAACGTGCGTTGGACAACCCCTTAGCTGATTAGGAGGCTACATGGCAGATAATAAAGACCCAAGACTAGCTCGAGCAGGCGTTTCTGGATTCAACAAACCAAAGAAAACTCCGAGCCACCCTAAGAAGTCCCACGTTGTTGTGGCGAAAGTTGGGGACAAAGTTAAGACAATTCGTTTCGGAGAGCAGGGTGCCAAGACCGCAGGTAAACCGAAGGCAGGTGAAGGCGACACGATGAAAAAGAAACGTGCCAGCTTTAAAGCACGCCACGGCAAAAACATAGCCAAGGGCAAAATGTCTGCGGCTTACTGGGCAGATAAGGTGAAATGGTAATGGCTAAGAAACCCGGATTGTACGCGAACATCCACGCGAAAAAGAAACGTATCGCAGCTGGCTCCAAAGAGAAGATGCGCAAAGTAGGCTCTAAAGGAGCTCCAACCAAATCAGATTTTAAAAATGCGGCTAAGACTGCCAAGAAGAGGAAATAGTTATGGCTTATGCAAAGAAAACTAAAGCAAAAAAAGCCCCGTTCAAAACATGCAGTAAATGTTCGTCACCTGCGCGCTGCAAGCGTGGGAAGACCTGCTTGGGGAAAAAGAAATGAGTGAATACGACTTGAATGGTAATGGTAAAATAGACCCCGAAGAACGCGAGATAATGCTAGAAGATCGTCGTCGTCAGATGGAGGACGCAGATGCTAAGCGCGACTCCCAACGCAAGATGGCGTGGTTCTCTTTGATGGGGATGTTGGTATTTCCTTTTGGTGTAGTCCTTACTGAGTTCTTAGGGCTCGGCAACGCCAGTACGCTCCTGTCTAGTATGTCGAACATATACTACGTGAGTATCGCCGCCATTGTGGCCGCATACTTCGGCTTTTCTAATATAGGAGGTAAGTAATGTTACAGGCACTTATTGGTCCTGTATCAGGGCTACTTGATAAAGTTATTGAAGACAAAGACCAGAAAGCTGCGTTGGCGCATGAGATTGCAACGATGTCTGAGCGTCATGCTCAAGAGTTAGCCAAGGGTCAGTTAGAGATTAACAAGGCAGAAGCTGCATCAGGCTCGCTGTTTAAAGGTGGTTGGCGCCCCTTTATCGGGTGGGTTTGCGGAGTCGCGTTCGCCTATCACTTTGTCTTACAGCCACTCATCGTATTTGGTGTCACGGCTGCGGGTGTAGAAATTCCTGATCTACCAGAGTTTGATATGAGCTCTTTGATGACTGTTATGATGGGTATGCTTGGTTTAGGCGGCCTGCGTAGCTTTGAGAAAAATAAAGGAATTGCTAAATGAAGGTAACTAAAAAACAGCTTGAGCAGTTATTAGACGGAAACTCTGAATGGGCTGCGTGGCTTGAACCTGTGCAAAAAATGCTTCCTAAATACGGGATAGACTCCGTAAACCGTGTCGCGATGTTCTTTGCGCAGTGCGGTCACGAAAGTCTAAACTTTAAAGTCTTAGAAGAGAACCTCAACTATAGTGCGAAAGCCCTTAATGTGGTGTTCCCTAAGTACTTTAGACGCGCAGGTCGAGACGCGGAAGAGTATCATCGTCAGCCAGAGAAGATTGCGAACGTCGTGTATGCAAACCGTATGAGCAATGGAGACACTGCATCTGGTGACGGGTGGAAGCATAGAGGCTTTGGTATAATCCAATTGACAGGTAAGAGTAACCACGTTGCGTTCTCAGAAAGTATAGACAAAAACCTCTCGGACACCCTTGAGTACCTCCAAACAAAAATGGGGGCTCTTGAAAGTGCCTGCTGGTTTTGGCGACAGAATAGTGTTAACGTGTATGCAAACCAACAAGATATTCGCGGTGCAACCAAACGAATAAACGGTGGTTATATTGGTCTTGAAGATCGCAAGCATCACTATGAGCGTGCGCTAAAAATCCTAGGCGGGACTTACACTCCAGCTCCGGCACCGGTCTTACTTAAAGTAGGGTCTCGCGGAGAAGAAGTTAAAAAAGTCCAGAAAGCACTGTCGCAATCTGCTGATGGCGTGTTTGGGAAAATGACTGAAGCTGCTGTTGTTGAATGGCAGCGTAACCATAATTTAACGCCTGACGGTATCGTAGGTCCCAAGACTTACGCAGCTATGGTCGGGTAATACGTTTAGGAGTTAGTATATGCCAGTTGTGTCCTTGAAGTCTTTTGGAGGCATTGCGCCGAAGGTACCGCCTAGATACTTAAAGCAGGAACAGGCACAAACCGCTCTGAACTGTCCTGTGTTCGCTGGCAGTATTCAGCCCATCTTAGATATGGGTAATACGCTCCTGACGTTTGAGAAGTCGAATACAATAAAAAGCATATACCGTTTTGGGCAAGATAACATATCTGACGTTGAGCACTGGTTTCACTGGAATAACGAAGTTGACGTGTGTCGTAGTCAGATCGCCGGAGACACTGCGGAGTGGACCTTCTTTACGGGCGATGGGACTCCAAAAGCAACAAACTCAGAGATTGGGCTTGCCAGTACGAACCTGCCGTCTAACTACAGAGAGTTAGGATTAGCAGGACCTACAGCGGCGGCCACTGCGGCCGTCCTTGGAGACGAAGACGATACTGAGACACAGGAAACACGCGTTTACACATATACGTTTGTTAACAAAGCAGCGGGTCGTGAAGTTGAGTCTGCACCGGCGGCGGCCTCTAATAATGTCGACGTGCGAACCTCGCAGCGTGTAAAACTTACAGGGCTACAAACAACTGCACCTACCGGTTACATCGCTACGCACAAGCGTATTTACCGTGCGACAGCAGGTGTTTTCCTTCTTGTGGATGAGATTGCAATGTCGCTCGATGAATACGAAGACACTGTAGCACCTGACGAGTTACAAGAAGAGTTACCTTCCCTCTACTGGTCTACACCACCAGCGGAGTTAGAAGGGCTTATCAACTTGCCCAACGGCATGATGGCTGGGTTTGTCGGGAGAGATTTGTACTTCTGTGAACCGTACCGACCTCATGCTTGGCCTGAGAACTACATACAGACCCTTGACTACCCTATTGTTGGGCTAGGCCGGATGGACACCACGTTGGCTGTTCTTACAACAGGTAATCCTTACTTCGTTCAAGGCTCGCACCCTAGTAACATGGCGGTCGTTAAGTCTGATTTGGAGCAAGCGTGCGTTTCTAAAGAAAGTATTGTGAGTGCGGGCGGCGGTGTTATGTATGCTGCACCTGATGGCTTAATGCTTTTATCTCCGGGGGGCTCAAGTATTATCACTGATGGGTATTTTAACTTCCGGATGTGGCAACAGTACTTTAAACCTGACTCTATCCACGCGTACCAACAAGATAATCAGTACATTGCGTTCTTCGACAACGGGACAACCAAAGGTGGATTCATCTTTGACATTTCTAGCCGTCAGTTCATCCTGCATGATATGTACGCTACGGCTGGATTCCAAGACTTACAGAGAGATAAGTTGTTCTTGTGCTTGGAAAACCGAACGCTTGTTGTGTGGCAGGGCGGCCTCCCTAAGTCTTACATCTGGCGGTCCAAGAAGTTTTCTATGCCATCAGAAATTAGTTTTGCCTGTGGCCAGTTAGAAGCTGAAGCCTACCCCATGACATTAAAGTTCTACGCGGATGGTACCTTACTCCACACACAAACCGTAGAATCCAGAAACCCATTTAGGTTGCCGTGCAAACGAGCTCGCGATTGGGAGGTCCAAGTCGAAGGCTCGAAAGAAGTTTT